CCAAAATCAAAGCAGAGTCAAACCAGCACTTAGTTCGCCTTTCTGTTCTGCGTCGCTTGTCAGCAAAAGCAAAAATGCCCGTTATCAAAGAATGGGTTGAGTCCCGCGTAGCCGAAGGACGCAAAGTCGTCATCGCTGCCCACCACAGGGATGTAGTGGATGAACTCGCACTTGCGTTCGGGAACTTGCGCATCCAAGGGGGAATGGACATCAACGAGATAGAAGCGCAGAAGCACAAGTTTATGACATTGCCATGTGAAGAAGCACCAGTCATCGTCCTCTCAATCCAAGCAGCGAAGACGGGGCATAACTTGCAAGTCGCACAAGACGTTTTGTTTGTGGAATTACCGTGGACACCTGCTGACATTGACCAAACTTATAGTCGCTGTCACAGATTGGGGCAGAAATCGTCGGTTACGGCTACATACTTGCTGTGTGACGGAACGATAGATGAGGAAATCTATAACCTCATTGAGCGCAAGCGTGGCGTGGTCAATCAAGCCGTGGACGGGGGTCCCGCCGCTGAAGCCGACTCGTTGGGTGAACTGCTGATGGGATTATTCAGAAAAGGTGTTTGAGAGGTTGTTGTTACCTCTTACTAACGATAGTATGAAGGTATGAAGAAGAAAGACATCATCCGTCTAGCCCTGAACCAAAAGGGCATAGTGGTTACCGAGGGAATACCCGAACACATAATGGAACTACTTCGTTTCAACGGATACAAAATCAAGGTGCGAAAGAAAGTAAAAAAATGGACTTAGCAATCAACATCCACCCCCTGCTGGCAGTAACAATTGTTGCAGGGTTCATCACTCTCCGAATTACACGAGTGGAACTAAAAAGTGTAATGAAAAAGAAAACAAAATCCCCATTCTGATAAGGCTCTGAAGCCCACCTGCTACCCCTCGGCAGGTGGGCTTTTTGCTGTCCCAACTCACATCGGCAAGTCAAAACGCTGGGCTCACAAACTTCCCAACGAAGTTGTTTATTCCATTATTTCATAGTATGCTTTCTCATAAATCTAACGAAAGGTTTAGAGATGGCACACGAATTAGAACGAGACGTAATGGGTAGAGCCAAAATGGCTTACGCAGACAGGGAAATCCCTTGGCACAGACTGGGTCAGCCCATGGCTGGTCTCCAAACGGCTGAGGCTATGCTCACGGCAGCACAGGCAGACTTTGATGTCGCCCTTACAAAGGTGATTGCTGTTGATGACGACCTGAACCCTCTTCGCAATCCCGACGGGAGTCCCGTATTCATCTCAGACAGCCGTGCGACAGTTCGGGTGAACCCAAATGGAACTATTGATGGTTTGTCCACAGTCGGAACTCGTTTCGTTGTTCAGCAAAACAAGGACTGCCTTGACCGTGCTCTGGCAATTGTCGGGGCCTCGGCCGGCGATGCAATCGTGGATACATGTGGTGTCCTTAACGATGGTCGTGAGTTTTTCGCATGTCTTGACTTGGGCGCACTTATTATTGACCCAAATGGAATCAATGACAAGATTCAGCGTTACTTGCTTGTTCGCAACGGACACGATGGCAAAACAGCAATTACTTACGCAAACACATCCATTAGAGCCGTCTGTAAGAACACGGTTGTAGCAGGACTTAGTGCAGCCAGCGCAGTATTCACAGCACGACATACTCGCAACGCAGAAGCAGCGATTGAAGATGCGACCGAAGTGTTGAAACTCTCTACCATGTGGGCAACTGGGTTTGAAGCAACTGCTAAGCAACTTTTGGGCGTGCCAGTCCCGGCCGGTTCTTCAGCCCTTGACAAAATCGTAAACGGCGTGTTCCCTCACAAAAAAGACGAAACAGACCGTCAAAAGAAAAATGTTGACGACATCCATTTACTTGTTCGTGGTTTGTACATCAACGACAAGAACGCAGGTGGTTATGGTTTCAACGGATGGTCGGCATACAACGCTGTTGGTGAATACTTGGACCACTATCGGGACGCCAGACCAGAAGAGCGAGCAATTGCCTCAATGGATAACAACTCATGGGTTACACGCAAAAAAGCAGAAACCCAGTCAATTATTCTTGCACTTGCTTGACACACCCGAGTGTCATAATTAGTATGACTACAATGGGGGCTTATGGACGAATCATTTGAATCCGAAGGTGAACCAACCGAGATGATGGCTGAGTTTCTTAGTCAATTCATGAGTGCAGGAACATCAGAGCAGATTTACCGTAAGCATTACTGCGACATTGTCGCACACAAGGTTTACAACGAATTCGGTTATGACGGAATGTGCGAACTCATGCTTTCAATGGACAAGAAAGCCGATTGGATTTCAGACATCATTCTTGAGTCTCCCGACCTTGACAACATCGCTTTCAAGAAGTACGGGACTTTTGACCCACACATTTCATCAAAGGCACGACACACTAAATCGTTCAAAGAACTGAATGAGAAGTTGTGGCGTTTGCGTCGTAAGTACGCCAAACTGATTGTTGACGAAATCATGGAACCCGAGGTAGAGGCTTGAGTCTTTTCGGAGGAAAGTATCAACTTGCGCCTGGTGACGCAGTCCCGTTTGCTGGCTCGGAAGAAGAAGCGCAGGAAAACCTTTTGACGCACAAGTTTGAGGTAGTGGAAGACCCACTATTGGGAGGCGTGAGTCCAAAGCCTGAGTTTCAAACAGTTGAGAGATGCTCTGTGTGTTTGATGTACGCACCGAGTGAGGCGACCAAGTACCCGTGTGGGAAGGTCGTCAGGCTTGGACCTTCAGAGTACTTGATGCTTGATAAGCGACCAAAAGGTTGGATTGTTCAAAACCGTGCTACTCATAATCTCTTCTTCCATAATATGGGTAAGAGGTCGTAAATACAACTTTTATTTGTATTTATCTTTTATTGATTCCCAGTTAGCACCAAAAAGGACTTCCGTAACCTCACGGCATACTGGGCATCTCGGGACTTTCATATCCATCATGTGCGAGGGAATGTCTCCACATTTACAACGGAGTATTACTTCGGAACCGTATTGGTCAATCAGCGATTTGCGTGACATCGTACTTTTTCCAACGAATTGGGTCTACATCAAAGTCTTTCAACTCCACCGAATCATCCCAGAAAGGTATTTCTCCCAGAAGTCCCGCGGCGATGGCCACTGAAGGAATCATTTGAGGGAGTTGCACTTCAAGGTCTTGAAGCCAGCCAGCGCACCAATACTCCTCAGAGTAGTGATACATCATTGGAACGAACCATTCACGTACCACACCAAGCAGGAGTTTGATTGTTTCTGCGTTATCGCTAAGCAGGAGTTCAACTTCCCCAACTGTTAGGTTCGGGACTCTGAACGTTGGGTCTTCAAGTGGTGATGAGTACATGCTGTGAATGTATCACTTTGTTGAAGTAATTACCACTCGCTGTGTAGGCATTGCTGGTACACCTTCCGTGGGGAGACGTCTGCTTTTGAGCCATTTGGAATGGGCTTCTCTGGTCTTAACTCCGTAATGTCCGTCCACTGTGATGCGAAGGAATGTTTGTAAATCTTCAACAATGTGACCTCGTTCATTGAAGTAGAACTGAGCACGGGGAACTAAGTGGGGATTGTCGTGATAGTAGAGACGAGGTTTAGCCATTCTGTACTTACCTGTTGACTTTGACTTGTAGCAACCCCAACCACCAAATCCAGTTGGTTCTTTGTCCCATACGTACACCTGCGGGACACCCATGCGCCGGGCTTTGTCTGCGTCACGAGTGACTGTGGTTTTCCAACCTTCTACTGAAATGCGATTAGCAACAATGATTTGCTGTTCTTTGGTTGCTTTGTCGGGGGAAGGAGCGAACTCCTCGCCACCCCATCGTTCCCAAGTACCCATGTCGGCATCAGGAAACTTTCCCTTGGTGTAGATGCCTAATCCACCTGCCCACTGCCCCGTATCTTGCCAGTTGCTTTGCGTTTCGCACCGTGCTAATTCTTCCCAGAATTGCAAAGTCGCTTTCGCTACGTTTGTTTTTGTGAGAGTTGACCGTATTAAAACACTGTTTTTTGACGTCACCTCTTTCACCACTACTTTGACATTCTCAGTGGAAATGTCTTGTGGTGGACTTTGAGCAAATACCACGGTGGGTATCAATACAACAAAGAAGATGGCAAAAGCCAATAGGAAGTGTTTTCTGGTCAAGGTGTTCTCCAATGTTCGGCGGATAGGTCAACAAGCAAATAACAGGCGCTTGCCTATGTCGTCGTCAGTGTTTTAACTGAACATATCTATTTTACCAATTTTTATGGCTACGTCAACCATTGCGAAACCCTTGCGTAGCAAGGAATTAAGATTTCAGCCTCGGGAAACCCTTGTGGGGTAAGGGTTAGGAATCACCACTTTTGTCTAAAAAATCTGTAATGTATTTTTCGGGGTCCATAATGCTCATTTTTGCCGTAAAACTGACGCCATCTTCGCTACTTGAGGGCTCAAAACCGACCGAGTCAAGTAGATGACCAGCAACTTCCTCAAAGTCTTCCAACATCATTGTCTCGTCTTCGGGGCTCAGGTTCTCAAAATCAACTTCCGACATCTCTAGAAGCATGATTGACATGTGCTTGATTACCTCAAGACGAACTTCAAACTCGTTTTTTTTACTCATAGTTGCGATTCTACACATAAGAAGGTAGTCTTACAACCAGTTGGACAACCCCCCGAACATTGGAGAAAACAACATGGCAATTACACCAACAACAATTGTGGGAAACCTCACATCAGACCCAGAACTGAAGTTCACTTCTAATCAGAAGGCTCAGTTGAAGTTTTCTGTCGCTGTGAACGACAACTATGTGGATGCTTCTGGTGAGAAGGTGGAGAAGACATCGTTCTTCAACATCGTCGCATGGGGATACCTCGCAGAGAACTCAGCGAATGTGCTGGAAAAGGGTGTGGGCGTGGTTATCGTCGGGACTCTGGACCAACGTTCATGGGACGACAAAGATTCTGGACAGAAGCGTTCAACAATTGAAATCAAGGCAATGGAAATCGGAATCCGTACCGGTTCACTTGAATCAATTGAGCGTCGTCGTGCTTCATCAAATGATTCGTCAGCGAAGCCGACACCTAAGCGAACCAAAGAAACAGTTCCATCAGACGAACCTTTCTAATCATTTAAGTGCGCCCGTGAGCGCATAACGATTTAGCAACGCCCCATCCGTTTATTCGGGTGGGGTTTTGTTATTGTATGACTCATGACGACAGAACATCGCCGTGCGCCCCGTAGAGACGTCGTAGAGATAAGGCGAGTTGGAGGCTGGGGCTCCGTTACTTATCACCATGTTCTTTCGTGTGGTCACATAGAACAACGACCGAGAGCAGCGACTGCACCAAAACTTGCGTGCGTGTGGTGTTTGCGTGCAGAGAAGGTGGAGACAACGATGGCTTCGTTAGCAATCGCACAACCTCGCGCTACTTTTATTGATGATGACGAACTCGCATCAATAGAAACGGAAACACAAATGATGAAAGCATCACTGTCGTCACATTTTGGAATACCAATTGATGCTGTTGATGTTGTAATGACGGATGACGCAGGTAACCTTCGGATGCGTTACGCAACAATTTTTCTTACTGAAAGAGACGTGCGTAGAATAACGGGGCAACAGCATGGGAGTTGATTTGGAACAGGGTAGTTTTTCACCAGAGAATGGTAACTGCAAGGGTTATCCAACAGAGTGGTGGTTCCCTCTACAAAAAACTGGGAAGCGTGAAGAACTAAACGAAATAAAAGTCAACACGTCAAAGGCAAAACAGATTTGTTCTACATGTCCTATTGCCGTGCAGTGTTTAGAGTATTCAATCAAATGGGAGCCATGGGGTATCTGGGGTGGATACGAAGAACAACAACGAGCAGAAATGCGTTGGTCCAAGAATGTTACTCTCGGTCGTGAAGGTCGCATAGTTTTCAGAGGCGTAGGACTTCGTGATGCAAACGGTGGTCAATTCCTAGAAAAAGCAGCACGATAATGTCCTCTTCGCATACAGACGAGTTTCTTTCTCGTCTAAAAGGAGTAAGCGAAACTTCTAACGGATGGGAAGCACGTTGCCCGTGTCGTAATGATGACGATAATCCATCTCTGTCAATCTCTGAAGATAGCAACACTGGAAACATTCTGGTTTCGTGTCATCGGGGCTCGCCGTGCAGTAGTAAGGAAATTTGCGAATCAATTGGTTTGACGCAAGCATCTTTGTTCCCACCACAAAAACGTAACAAAGAAAAACTTGAACTTACTAAAACTTACAACTACACTGATAAAGACGGAGAACTTCTATTCCAGAAACTCCGTTACATTGACGGTGATGGAAAGAAAACATTCCGACAACGTAAGCCCGATGGTAGAGGTGGATGGGAATACTCCCTCGGCGACACACCAAAAGTTCTTTACAATCTTCCAGCACTCATCAATGCCGTAAAAGAGGGTTTCCCTATTTGGGTTGTTGAGGGTGAAAAAGATGCCGACACTCTCATGGACATGGGGATTATCGCAACGACAATGCCAGGAGGTGCTGGTAAGTGGTTGCCGATACACACAGCAGTTCTCGCTGGCGCAGAAGTTGAGATTATTGCCGACAATGACGAACCAGGGATGGCTCACGCAAAGACGGTATGTAGCGAGTTGTCAAAGGCTGGTTGCGAAGCAAGAGTTTGGCACACACCGAAATACAAGGACATAACTGACTTCTTGTCTCTCGGTGGAGACATAGATGAACTCCTGTTGCTTGGAGAAGACACACCCGTAACAACTGCCCCGACTATTGAAGTCGCTCCGATGGTTGAAGTTGTCTCTAACCCTGACGTATTTATTGAGGCGAGGAACAAACTTGAACAACTAATGCTTCGTAACGACTTGTCGCCACATCAGTTGCTCATCAAAGCGCAAGGCATTGCGATGTCGGCAGGCAGAGACAAGCCTAGAGATTTTGGCAGACTAGTATCGTGGAGTGAGTTCGTTTCCGAGAGCAGTGATGACACTTACGATTGGGTCATTGACGATTTGATTGAGCGCACAGAACGAGTTATTGTTGTTGCTGCCGAAGGTGTTGGCAAGACAATGCTTGCGAGACAGGTAGCAATACTTTCAGGTTGTGGTGTACACCCATTCACTTATCAACGCATGCGACAGGTGCGTACATTGACTGTGGACTTGGAAAACCCAGAGCGCATCATTAGGCGTACTTCTCGTGAAATCTACAATGCTGCGTTTGCTCGGGGCTACACGAAGTCGCCAACAGCAGAACTTCTCGTCAAGCCATCGGGTTTTGATTTGATGAAGCCAGAAGATAGAGAAGTGTTGGAGCGTGCCATTGAGGACACGAAGCCAGAGTTGCTCATCATGGGTCCTCTGTACAAGGCATTCGTAGACCCAGGTGGTCGCACGGCAGAAGCAGTAGCCGTTGAGGTTGCCAAGTATCTTGACTACATCAGAGATTCGTATCAGTGTGCTCTTTGGTTGGAGCATCACGCACCTTTGGGAGAAAGCATGACAAATCGTCAGTTGCGCCCGTTTGGTTCTGCTGTGTGGTCCCGTTGGCCGGAGTTTGGTATTGCGCTCACTCCTGACATTTCGTCTGGTATGGCGTACACTTATGATGTCAAGCATTTCCGAGGTGCTCGTGACGACAGGCCATGGCCTACCAAGATAAAGAGGGGTAGGCTTTTCCCGTTTGAAGTAGTGGAGTACGCTAAGGTAACAAAATGAGTCAAGAGCGCAGTAATAAAGTGATGACGAAAGAGTTCATCGCAGAGCGAGACTTACGTATTTTCAAGATGAGACAGGCTGGCGTAGCAGTATCTGAAATTGCCAGAAGGTTTGACCTTACGTCTGCTTCTGTACACAGGGCTGTGCAGCGTCAGTTAGAGAAACTGAACAGAGAAGCACTCATGGCGTACCCAGAGGTGTTACGCATGGAACTGGAACGCCTAGACAACCTACAAGCAGCAATCTGGCCACTTACTCAGCACCGAAAGGTAAGAATGGACGACGGCACCGAGGTGGCAGTAGAACCAGACCTCAAAGCGATACAACAAGTTCTCTCAATCATGGACAGAAGAACTAAACTTCTTGGCATGGAAGCCACCAACATTAATGTTCAGATGGATGTACGGGGCTCGGAGTCGGTGAAAGCAACTCTTGCTGGCGAAGGGGGTCGCCCTGCTGCTATTGACGCCTTTGACCCAGAGACAGAGGCTCGTAAGTTATTGGAAATCATGGGTATGTCGGGTGTACTTCCACCAGACATGGTTGCTGGTATCCTCGGACAAGCACCAATACAGGACGCAGAGATAGTTGATGAGTGAAAAAGACCAAGAGATTAGTAATCTAGTTTCGGCTATTGACCGTGAAGCACATGGCGACATGTCTATGTCTACTGAGGTTTCACCAGAAGATGGTCCTGCTGACAAGAACATTCTCGTTCGCTTGACGAATAAGGATAGGGAACGCTGGAAGGAAGCCTCCGAGAAGATGGGGGTTACCATGTCTCAGATGATTAGAGACACGGTGAATGCCAAGGTCACGGAGATAATTGACTGCTCACACCCTGTAAACATGCGCAGATACTACCCGTGGTCGGAGTTCTGTCTCAAATGCCAGCATAGACTGCGCTAATGGAAGAAGTATCAGCATCAGTCGCTGCCCGTAGGTACGCAGTTTGTAAAGAATGTCCACACATGAAGAAGTGGAAGAAGACCTGCAAGGTTTGTGGTTGCCCACTGCTTATGAAGGTGCGTTTTGTAGGCGAGGCTTGTCCACTCGGTAAGTGGTAAAGACTATCGGGACTGGTCCCGGCCGGGAATAACTTCAGTCTCTTGCTCTGCGCGAAGCATTCTCTGCACTTCGTGTATTTGCAACAAACTGATTGCCTTGCCGACTTCCGATGATTTTCTTACGATTCGTCGCTGCCCTCTGTGCTGGCGTAAGACGAGACCAAGCAGAAGAAGGAAGGTAGCGACGAGTGCCGTTTTTACGAATCGCTGGTTTGCCATCTGATGTTGTCCATTTCTCTCGTGTCCATTTCTTTAGTGAACGCTGTGTCTTGCGTAGACCACCCTTGTAGCCACCACCTGCTTTACGATACTCCATAGCGAGCAGTTGTGCCTTGCGAGCAGACCATTGACCTGCTTTACCACCCTTGTCGCCAGCCATAATACGGTTCTTGATTCTTTCACGCACTTCGGGCATTGTGTAGTTCAGGGACTTGATGTCAAATGACGGGGCATCCAGTACGAACGACTTGGTGGCGACATCAACCCACTCCATTGACTTACCTCTGGTATCTCTGGTCGGCTTTGGTGCGTCTTCCCAGTATCCACGAGAAAGGACGACGTCAACATCAACTTCCATCTTTGTGTCTGACTGACCTTTGGTGATGTAACCCATCCGTCTAACAACATTAGGTTCACTAGTGATGTCGTGTGTGTAAAACAATTTGTCCTGCCCACGCACTGCTATTAGTTCTTGTCTCATGCGACTGCCTTAACTGGTTTTTGTTCTGGGATTGTATCTGCTGGAGGTTCTGGAACGACTTGCCCACCGTTCCACGTATCAACTATTTCGCCATCTCTGACTGGAACTACCCGAATACCTACCCGTGCGAGCATTCCACTGATTGAATCAAACTCTTCTTGTGAAACCTTATTGTTCTGCCAATCCCATTGGTCTGGTTCTCCAACATTTATGACTACATAGTCAACATCCGAAAGACTGACGCCTCCATGTATCTGCGCTTCTGAATACATTGTTTCTCCAACCTTTCCAGAAGCATCCTTACTAGGTATCCCCATTGGTGAAGGTGTTAGACCTGAACTAAGACTGTCGTGTGTTGTGTATGTTGAGCGTGAATGTGAATCCCTTTTGAGAACAAACTGAAGTTCACCATACTGTTTAATACTTCCCAAATTTCTTTTATTGATACTTCCACCAGACGTAAGGTATCCATAAACAGGACGCTTATCCGGGGCAGTGTCTGGGTGGTATCCGAACTGAGCAACGTCTCCCGAGATTCTTCCTTCTGGATGAAGCGCACCACGTGAAGTCCGTGTTTCAAACTGTGTCTTAAACCGTCCATCGGCTATCAACTTCTCAAGAAGGTCCTTAGGGAAGGCGATTGCGATGTCTGCTTTATCAAGTGCCTCCACTGAGTGCTGAAACCTTGCTTCGTCTCCCAATGTGCTTTCCTGACTGTATTGAGCACTGGTGAAATACGAGACAAATGTGGAAAGATGGACTTCTATTCCTCTTCTAACCTTTGCTTCGGTTTCATAGTCAAACCCGAGTTCTAAAAATTCTTCTTGCATGAGTCTATTAAGTGGAACTAAATCAACAAACTGAAACAGCAGTTCATTGTTGATTCTGTTTTTCGCTTCTATTCCTTCTTTTTGTTCATCAGAATAAGGTGGTGTTGTTGTTCCATCCCAGATTGCCTGATAGCGCCTTCTTATTTCCTTCGCTTCATCAAGGTTCTTCATTGCTTCTTCTATGACTCTGTCGTATTCTGCTTGCGACTTTGGAGGAAGAGTTCCTGGGCGAAGTATGGAGAGTGGACGACCAGTTCTTTTTGCTTCCTCAATGTCGTCAGTAGGTGTTAGTTGTAAGGATGGGCGCATAGGTATGGTCGGTCTAGTCGTGCTAGAAAAACCAGAACGACTCCTGTTTTCAGCGATGTCCTGCTCAATAACCGAATCAAGCCAACCCTTCCAGACTTCACGAGCAGGATTGTCGTCGTTGGCGCTACTGTCTACAACGAGTGAAGCGATTGGAGTGTGTTTGCCAACTAGGTGAGTTTCTCCAACGCTGTTCTGCTCAACTGCGTTATCGCCTATCTTTACTTTGAAGATGTGAATACCCGTAGTTGTTGACCGTTGTGCTCTGTCTCCCCACTCCGAAGAGTCTCCTTCTGCGTATCTTCCTCCATACGAGCCCAACAAATCTTGTAATCCTGACGCTCTGTATGTACTTGTGTACTGATAGTCGTCTGCTATTAACTGGTCGGCAACTTTGTCAAGTCTAGACAGTGTTCTTTTTTCATAGTCAATTTGAGAGTCAAAACTTTCAGGGTTCCAATAAGGAGGCGTGAACGTTGAACGCTCGTAGTTGAAGTCACGACGGTCAATACCAAGCAACTTTTTTGCTCTTCCTGCTCTTAGGAGGTCTTTCGGGTCTGTTCTTGCTATCGCATCAAAGTCAACAACTTTATCGGTTTCCATTTGACGTTTTATTTCTTCTAGAATAGACAGGTCTCGTCTTGCGTCGTTACGCAATCCGACCATGTATCTGGCTGTCTCGTCATTTATCTGACGAGTATTCCCAGCAATACCTGCGCCCACTTGTCCTCGTGAACGAGAAGGGTCTAGTTGTCCACCTTCTAGTTTGGTCGCTCCGAAATGAACCACATACACTGCGTCAGGGTCATTGGGGTCCGTGAATCTTTCTTCTCTTTGTTGCCGACTCATTGAATCAACTTCCAACGACCTAGCCTTGATGCTCTCTACGTTGTCTTCGTCAAGTAGTAACTCATCAACAACCATCGTTGTTTCTGGGTATTCACCAGCAAGACGTTTTTGACTATCTTCAAGGCCGTTTCTGTCTCTTTTTAGACTGTTTACATACATTTCTCTATTGAAATGCGCTCTTGATGATTCTTCTCTTACGCTTTGCGTCCATCCGTTGCTTTCTAATTGCTCCTTGGTGTAAGTCTTGGGACTATTGCCCTCTTTGAGGAAAACGTCGTGCTTCTCGCCTTCCCAGTTACCCGTGGCTTGGAGTTCACTGATTGCCCTCATTAGGCGTTGGTTGAATGATTCAAGTTCTTCTACTTGTGCGTCAATGTCGTCAATGCGTTTTTGCGCACGAGTAGATGCTTCTTCTCTTCTTGTTGTGGAAGAGAAGCCGAAACGACCACCAGCATAAGGAGTCGGCTTTGGCTTGTTGGTGACAGTAGGGATGATTCCCTGCTCTCTACGGAGGTCGTCCATGTCGTCTTTGCTCATGCCACCAACAGCAAGTTTGCGTAAGCGCTTTACGAGTTTTTGATAGGCGAGAAGTTTTCCTTCTGGATTATCTTTTTGGCTTGGGTCTTTACTGAATCCGTCGCTGAGTATCTCAATGACAGCATTCATTAGGTCAAACGCATCCTCCTGAGTTATCTCGCCACTGCGAAGTTTCCCTATCGTCTGCTCTGCCCAACGGTCGTCTAGGTCTTTGCCACCCTTACCCATTGGTGGGTTATCTCGTAGGAAGTTCATGTTGTCTGTAAGCGTACGGATAGCGCTATCGGATACCCGTCGCTCTGGTCTCATGCTGGAAGAAGCGAACCCCTCACGAACGTTCGTGTCAACCATCTTTCCTGATAGTGGGTCAAACGTCTTAGAATGCGATAGTTCTACAACCGTGTACCCGTCTTGCTCGCGCTTGGATACGACAGTGAACTCTCCTTGGGTAACGGACTCAATTGGTACTTCTACCCAGTCGCTTTCTAGGTCTCTTATCTGTGTTGTGTAGTCACTAGACGCTACATGGGCACCATTTTGAAGTTGGAGGATTACTTTTTTGTCGCTCTCGGCATTCATGTCGGCGAATGTTGTGGCTAATCCTCTGTCTGGGGTGAACGCACTAAGTGGGAACGTTATTGTCTCACCCTGTTCTGCCATCAGTATCTCTGAATCATCAGGAACTGAACCAAGTCCTCGGTACAACGGTCTATCGCTAACTGTGTCACCCGTAGAGATTTTTTCCATCGTCTTATGTGTATTTATCAGTGATTCACGAACGGAGTCTTTTACATGGTTAGGTGCGTCTAGCAGTTCACCTGAGCGCATTACTTCGTGGACTGTTGATAGCGACTCTTCGCCACCCTTTGTGGGTTGCTGTTCTATACCCATCATTGCTGACGACAAATGACGCATGCGCCAGTTGCCCGACCAAGTTGTCCACTGGTCATAAGCAGTATCCCAATCATAAGTAGACAAATCTTCATCTGTTATGTCAAACTCGTAGTCGCCAACCGTAAATCGTGACGTACTAGATGTTTCACGAGACATCTTTACTGTTGTTGATTTAGCATCGCCGGCATTTCTACTAGCGAACCCGTCGTCCTTGTCGGAGACTCTTTCGTCTATGCTGTCTTGCGCTGCGTGTAATCTCCTTACCCGTGAAGAAGAAGCGAAACCACTGCGAGACGACCATGGTTTGTTGTATGGGGTACTAGCGTCTTTGTCTTGTTTCAATCCGAACGCGTAAGCAATAAATGCTTCTATCTCTGGCGTTAGGTACTTAGCCTTCAACTTTCTGTCTGGTGAGGAGAACAAAAGTATTGCTTCTGCCCATAGTTCTTGACGAGTTGCTGTTGCGTATGTTCCAGCAATAAGTGGTGGCATGTCATCTACTAGATAAGGAAACTCAATCGCTATCTGGTCGGCGAATTCCTGTGCCTGCGAGGGAGACCAACCATCAGGGGCGTTGATTACATTATTCACATAGTCGTTGATTAGGTCCACGAATCTTGCGTCGGCAAGTAACTGTTCCGTTAGTGGTTTGTTGCTTAGGTTTCTACTGATGCTTCTTCGTGCTGTCGTCATTATTCTTTCAAGATGTTGCGCACTCATGCCGTTGAAAGGTATGAAACCGTCTGCGTCAAAAGCGTCAAGGAACTCTTTTGTCATTTTCTCAGCATCTGCCATAGGAATACCAGGGAACAAGTAGGAAAGACGAGATTTTCTATCTCCCCTGCGTGACTTACCCAGTAGTCCTTTGTTTCCTTTTACGGTTGCGTAGAACCAGTGAGCCCATTCGTGAATACCCTTATCGGCTAGGGATAGTCCGAAGTTGTTCATCCAGTTTTCTTTTTCTTCTTCCCTGCTTCCGTCAGGATTTGTGATTATCCTTCCAGTCTTTCTTTTTGCTGCCAACCTTCTGTAAAATCCCATTGGCAAGTTGTCTGTTCTGGGGTCGGTCCTGAGTGTTATCCCGTAAGTACCTACCGAGAAACCACCGACTGCTCCGTCTGCGAGATGGAACGGAAGAGAGATGTCTTGACCAGCAAGACGCATTTGTTCAACCTGATTGTTTAGTTGGGTGAGTTTTGCTTCGTCTATAACCATCATTGGTGGACACCCGAAGCGTCTAATCATCCATGAGAATTCTGGCGACTCTGCCATCATTCTTTTGACCATGTCTTTGACTGTTTGTCTGCCTTGTGGAGAAAAATCGTAAGGAACAGAAAAACTAATAGGCTGCCCGTTTGCGTCTGTTGCTATTTTCCCATTGCTGTCCCTACCGTAAAACTTGAAGATGTGGTCCGTCATTATTTGACGTACTTTTGCTTCTTCTGCTGGGTAATTTGCTGGGTCGTCCCCGTATGACGTATTCATTATCGTAAGCGCTATTGCGTCATCAATACCCGTAGGCGTTACAGCATCTGCTACCTCGTCATCCGTAGCGTCTTTTAGCCAATCAGAACCACTCAACGGTGTGAAAGGGTCAGATGTGTCAATAATTCTCGTGCCATCAGGTCCTCTGGTGACGGTCTTTGAGGCAAATCCACTACCTCTACCCTCTGAGTTTCCTGCTTTATCTACTTCTTTTACTGATGGAGAGAAACCGAGTATGTCAAGAATGTCCTTGCGTAGTTCAGGACTGACCATTTCTTTGTCATCAATGTTGTTAGACAACACTGCTGTAATTGCTTCGGCGAACGCTTCTGCTGGCATTGACTGTCCGTACTGTGTCTTCACGTGTGGGTAACCCGTAAAGTCAACGGACTTGTGGTTCTTTGCTGCTTTACCAAATTTCTGAGCGCCAATGTATCTAGCGTCTACCCGTGTTTCTGGCTTTACGAATCTGCGTAGAAGTTTAGCAATCTTGGGCAGGTATTCATCTAGGTCCCAAGTTTCGTTCCACCAAAAACGCGCTAGTGCTTTCATTTCGTCGTCTGGGTGTACGTCTAGTGCTAAACGATTGAGAAAGTGACCCCATTCGTGAATGAAGAAACCTTCACTCGTGGCGTCTGATAGGAAAGTTCTTGTTCCAAAAAGAAACGGTTCGTCTTTGTACATTCCATTAGGGAACCCATTGACCAACGCCATTTCTCTGACGGTTGAGTCAATAGTGATAGCAGGGAAACCTTCTACACCAGCAATGGCGTACGCCCCATCCAGTCTTTCGCCTGGCTTTGTTATCAGAACAGGTGGCATACCGAATCTCTGTACTGCTTCGTAGAAGTTTGGGTGATTGGATAGTGCTTCTACTACCATCTCTTTCATACGAGATACTGCTTCTGGCGAGAAGTCCATAGCGTCAATACCCTTAGGTACTATTTGTTGTAACACTTCTGGTTCTGATGCTATGTAAGGAACGCCACCTGGGTCCGTAAGCAAAGCGCTATGCGCGTCGGCTAATGCGATTGCGTCTGCTTTTGTTTTGGGTACTACAATGTCTGCTATCTCTTGTGGTGTCTTATTGCGCAGGGTGCTACCCGTGCTGCTTTTTAGGCTTCCTGTTCTTGACGCAAATCCACTACGAGACACTTGTTTGATGCCAAGCATCTGCTCAACTATGTCTGTGGCTTCATCGTTGAGTAGTTCCCTAGTATTCGCACGAGGAGAGAAGTATGCTGCTACTGATTCTGCGAAGAACTCAACAGGTGATGAAGTACCGTATACGGTCTTGACGAAGGGAACACCATCTGGTTGGTCTACCTTCTCACCACTCTTCATGGCTCCATCAAAGTAGTCAAACATTTCTTTCACTCTTGGGGAAATGCGATTGGTGTAGTAACTTGACATGTACCAAGAGTCTTGCGTTAGGGCTGACGCCAAGTCACGTAGTTGTGCGTCTGGTGCTATGTCTGCTACTAGGTAGTTGAGGTAGTGACCCCACTCATGGGTGATTATGTCTTCTGCTGATTCTCCTGCGAAGGCACGGTCAACGCCTTTGATTCTTGGTGCAAATGTGGTGAAGGAGAACACCTTGGCAGAGAACTTTCTTCTACCAAACCATTCTGACATAGCGCCTTTGTCTAGTGTCTTTTCTGTTATGAAGATTGCGTGCTTACCATAGGCAACACCTTGGTAATCAACGTTCACACCATCATTGTCTTTGTTGGGGTGTACACCTATGGGTGGGCAACCGAACCTATCAAAGGCTGCTCGTAGTTCAGGTCTTTCGTCTAGTGCGTTACGCAATGCGTCGCGTAGTTCGGCGACCCTCTCCTCGTCAAAGACTGCCATGTCTAGTCCTTCACGCCTCCTGTCGGATAGGTTACCCATAGAGCCTTGTGCGACTAGCATCTCTACGAAGGCAGCATGGGTACTAGGTACTGCCCTCTCTGCTACCTCTTCATTGGTGAGACCTACTGTCCACGAACCTCTTGGTGTGTATGACCCGTAGCCACCCGTGGTGCTTGCGAGTCCTCTTGCTACTGATGCGATGTTGGACAACACTGCTGGTCTCTCAAAGGGTGTGCCGTCTTGTACCAGACCATCACCATCACCATCGTATGCGTTAGGGTCAAAGACCTGTGCGCTTCGTGCGAGTTGCCCTAGGTTTGCGCCTAGTGCTTTGACTTCTAGTCTGTCATCACTATTCACTCTTGACATGTGACGCCTTAGACGTGGTGAGTCATTTGGTTCTATGTCATAAGAGAAAGGCATTGACTCATTGTAGAACACCTCACTGTGTGGTGTGTGAAGTGTGTGTAACTAATAGTTTGATGCGACTTATGTGATGTGTAAAAGCGTGCTTGTGAGGCGTACTTTTGTGTGGGTCATGAGGCATTATCTACAATCAGGTATGGCGTCATGTGATGTGTATTGACTAGCACTTTCGTAATGTTTTGTCAAGTATTTATGTGATGGGTACATGTGTTCGTCGTACATGTGTTCGTGCGTACAGGTGTTCGTCGTACATGTGTTCGCTTTGACCTTTATCCACAGGGTGTGGACAACCACAGAGAGTGGTATTCACAGGGTGTGGATAACTACTATAAGTGGTAGTTTTCGGACCCCGTGAGGCGATTCTCGGGGCTTCTTTCTGAACGGGTCGGGCGCGCGTGGGGGGGCACACGATAAATTTTGAAGCCTAATCCACTATTGGATAAATCCATACAAAACGTTTGAGTTCCTACTTCTTCCCGGTACGATGGAGATATGTCAATTTTCGTTACAGCCGACACGCATTGGGGACACCAACGCATTTGCGAGTTCTCAGCCAAGCACGGCGACAAGTTACGTCCGTGGGATAGTGCCTCAGAGATGGACGAAGAGATGATTCAGTTGTGGAACGAGACGGTAGGCCCTAAGGACGAGGTTATCCACCTTGGTGATGTTGCCATAGATAAGCAAGGTGTCAAAACGATGCGGTTATTACATGGCCGGAAATTATTAATAAAGGGCAATCACGATAGACTTCCTTTAAGCGTTTATACCCCCTATTTTTATGACATCATGGGCACTTTTTCGTACAACAAGTTTGTTTTAACTCACATTCCAGTCTCTGACCACCAGAAATATCGCTATAGAGGCAATATTCACGGACATTTGCACGCTGAATCCCTTCCAGACCCCTGGTATCAGTGCGTAAGCGTTGAGCAAACTGGTTACAAGCCAATCCTATTAGAAGAGGTACTTGATAGATATGTATAGTCTTTTGTTCTCCCTACTAATGAATGTTCCTGGGACATGTTCAAACGTGGTCCACATCGGAGATTCTTTAACGGTGCACTCAAAACAGTTTCAGGTCGCTGAATATAAAAAAATCGGTTTCCCTAACGCGATAATTTCAGCCGCTGGGAGCAGGTCAGTATTTACGAAGATGCCGAACGACCCTCATACGGGTTTGGAAGCGGTTAGGTACTACAAAAAGCGCGTTGATAAAGACGCTTGTTGGGTAATTGCGCTCGGTACGAACGATTCACCTGCGTACAAGTATGAAACCATCGGTAACAGGGTGTCTGCGATTATGGGTGAACTAAAGGGCAGGAAGGTTGCTTGGGTTTCCGTATGGAAGGGCTGGGGCAAGGGAAACAATAAGTCAGCGACTATATGGAACTCTATGCTTGAAAAGAAGGCTGGTAGGAATATCAATATGCACGTCATTGGCTGGGATAGATTTATCCAAACCAGACAGCATTTGTTGAATCCGGATAAGGTGCACTACGGTTCTACGGGTTCTCGTTTGCGTGCTGAATTCATCGCTAGATGGATTAAAAAGAACTGGATGGAATAGTGACGTCTCTAAATACAAATATATCGTTGTTGTTTGCAGATAGATTTATCTAATGGGTCTAATAAATGACATAGAACCGATGATAAAGATGTGGATATATGGAACTGCCATGTTTTATCTAGTTATGAAGCACGTTTTTGGAGTTTGAGGATGTGCTCTACAAGTTCATCCATGCTTCGCAAGTCGCGTTTGTCAACTATGTAGAAGTTGTCAGTTAGTTCTTGTTTCTTGTCGTACAGGTTCTTGTGTTTCCATCTGTCTTTTGATGACGGCCCCACAGCGAGCATTGCTCCGGTTTTCTTGCTACGCAAAACGTACGCAAGTGGTTTCTGCTGTTTGTCTTCGTAACTATTAACCGTATCAACAATCGTTGTAGGGAATGGGAAGTCTTTAGGGTCCCAGCCGAACTCCACGCTGACGTTTTTTACTTCCAAAATATGTGGAACTAAATCAAGCGTGATGTCTTTTTCTGTAAGAGTCATGCGACGGCGCTCTTCACGATTTTTTGCTATTTGCAGTTCGGGGACAGTGCAGGGTATTCCTTTGTCAATTAAATACTTCGCAACGACTTTATTATAAGAATGACCTTCGGTGAAGGCCTCAATGTAGTTGTATGCCATTTTTACCTTTCTTGCATTCCTTATCTAGAAGGACTAGATTGTAATCACAAGCCCTTGTGGCGCAGTGGATAGCGCAACGGACTTCTAATCCGCAGGTCGTTGGTTCAAATCCAACCAAGGGCACTTATTGAGCCGAAGATAAGTACTTTTTGCCTATCTTAGATACTCTTATTGAACGAGGAATACGTGCGTCAATGTCTATGTATCCTTCATCAACGCATTGGCGTATGAATTTGTGGATAGTTGACGACGAACTAACGCCAATTTTCTCGCCTACTTCTCTAACGGACGGCGGATAACCACGTTCTTTAGTAAAATCAACAATAAAGTTTAGGGTTAAGGCTGTTTGTTCAGGGCTGTAGAAAATTTTTTTTCTATTGTGTGACTGCTTCATCTCTCTTTTTCTTTCTGGCAATAGAACGACGGATAACGAGTTTTTCACGTTTTCTACGCGCCATTATTGTTTTACGATTTTGCTCCATATAGGTTGCGATGTGGTATTCAGGACCCCAAATCAAAGAAGGGTGCGTGTTGATTTTTTCAGCCATGCGTTCGGCGTTCCTAAGGTCAATCCCGTTCTCAATCCACCTGTACAGGGAGTTGCGTTCAGTTCCCAAGCGCATGGCCAGTGATGAAATGCCGTTATCTGAGCCCTCAATCTTGAAAAGAGCAAGAAGTGGCTCCGCTGTGAGCCTAACTTCAGGGGGTTGCGGCTCCAGAATGCTATACATTTCTTTTTCTGGGTAAATCATATTGAGCCCAAGTCAATGCCGTAGATTTTACGGAACTCGCTTTTGATGGCTTTCATCGCCTTTGGTGTTCCGTGGGTTGTGTACATACGCCCACCAATACTTAGTGGGGGGTAAATCTTGTAGACGCCACGCTTGGTTTGCTCAACCTTGAAGCCGATGCGTTCAATCTCTTTTACTACGGCGGCAAACTCTTTGTTGCCATGTGTTCTTGCCATCTGAGACCTTCCTTTATTAAAAGAAAGCGTACCTAGGCGTATAAATAAAACAACCCCCGAGGCGAACAAATTTTCGCCCCAGGGGTTATTTTGAGTAGTTTTTTTTACTTCTTAATCCAAGCAAAAAGTTTGCTTATGATTCCCTTGCGATTTTTAACGAATTCAGCAACTACTTTTTCTGAAGCATCTTCAATGACTTCAATTGCCTTGTCTTCGTAGGTATCAAAATCAATACCATTTTCTTTTGCAACTTTTTCAACTTTGTTGTAGGCACGCTTGACTGGGTCTGTCTTTTTTGCTGCAGCCTTCTTTGCAGGAGCAGCCTTCTTTTTAGGAGCAGCCTTCTTTGCTGCCGTCTTTTTTGCTGCTGTTTTCTTTGCTGGTTGCTTACTCATGTCTTGTCTTTCTTTGTTAAGATTTTTGGCCTCATGGGACATCCCCGACTATACCACTGAGTGGGCTAACGTGTGGGCGTGGATGATTTATACCCAGACGAATTTTCAAAAATAGCATTAGCCTTGACGTCTGCTCAATTAGCAAAACAGGGTTTTGTTAGTGAAGCAGGAGTCGGGGAAGATTTGGCGTTCAATTTTATTGGATGGAAAGAAGGCAAAGTTTTAGCCATTGTCCAATTGAGCCAGAAGCACATGAAGGAAAAGCCAATAGACAGGCTCCAAAGATGCGCAGCGATGCTTGGGATTCTTAAAGGTTTTTGGGATATTGACAGTATTTCAATGGTGGCAGAGGGTTACTGTTCTCCGGACGTGGAAAAAACAAGAGGACTTGACCTTCAGAAAGCGTTTCTTGATGAAACTACCGGTGTAAGCGAGTGTATAACCGTAACCCATGCAGAAAACGACGAGATGGGCGGAGCGGAACTAACCCTCGTTTCCATTGCTTACGAATACTTGGCAAAAAACAGAATGATTTTCAAGCCAATTACCGTTTACCCGGATGGTGCTGTTAGAACATTGCGTGACAAGAGTTATCCAGCACTTTTATACAAGACAATAATGGAACAGTATATTGTCAACGAAAAAGACGAAGATGAAGCAGCGGAAGCAATCAATAACTTAGGCTTTCATCTTCAGATTTTCTACTAGTACCCCTGGGTGGAATTGAACCACCTTAACGACCTTATAAGAGTCGCGTCCTAACCAGTAGACGACAGGGGCGTGATAAAATTGGGCATGTTTAGAGATTCGGCAAATGAGGAACTTGGAAATGGAATATCCATTCTAAGAGCAACTCGTCAACCTTGTCCAGTTTGCGGACACCCTACAGGTGATTGCGACGGAGAAAGTGGCCCACCGCAAAAAATTGTTGGACTTACTGGCGTTATTGAAACTTTAAAAGAACTGCAGACATTTTTAGTAGAAGAAGACATCTACGAAGACCGTCAAATAACACCCTTCACAAAGGCACGTGTGATTATTCATCACAAAGGTTCATACGTCACGCTTGAGAAAGCAAAAAATTTGGGCATTGCTTAGACAGGTGCAAACGGAGTGTTGGTTGTATGATTGATTTCCTAAACATACAACTAGAAAGAGGAACAAGCGAGTGTCTTCATTTTTCACATTCCGCCTATCAGAAGATTTTATTAGTTCTTACAGAACAAAAAAAGCACCATTTGGTTACGTAGACGCCGGAGGAAACTCCGTAGGTGAAATAACTTTTCTTCGCACTTATTCTCGCTTAAAAGAAGACGGAACAAAGGAAACATGGGCCGATGTGTGTGAGCGCGTTATCAACGGCATGTACTCCCTGCAGAAAGACCACTGCAAAACAAATCGTTTACCTTGGAATGATTCTAAAGCACAAGCATCTGCAAAAGAAGCGTTTGACCGTTTGTTTAACTTGAAGTGGACTCCACCTGGTCGTGGTTTGTGGGTTATGGGAACTCCGTTGGTTAATGTTCAGAAAAACTCTGCTGCATTACAGAACTGTGCGTTTGTGTCAACGTCTGAAATGACGAAGAACAATCCTGCAAAGCCTTTTGCGTTTCTTATGGAGGCATCAATGCTTGGTGTCGGTGTTGGATTTGACAACAAGGGTGCAGAAAAAGATTTCACTATCTACGAGCCAACAAAACCAGTAGTTACTGAAGTGATTGAAGACAGCCGAGAAGGCTGGGTTACATCTGTGAGTATGTTGATTAATTCTTACTTAAAGCAAGACCAGTCACCAATCATCTTTGATTATTCACTAATTCGCCCTGCAGGAACACCTATCAAAACCTTTGGTGGTACTGCTGCTGGTCACGCTTCGTTAGAACGACTGCATAAATACATCAGAAAGATGTTTGAAAATCGTAACGGTCAGTTGATTACAAAGGTTGATATCGCAGACATTGGAAACATGATTGGTGTTTGTGTTGTTTCCGGAAACGTTCGTCGCTCCGCAGAATTGCTAATTGGTAGTTTGGATGATGACGAGTTCCTTAACTTGAAAAACTCATCAGTATTTCCTGAGCGCAACTCATACGACCCAGAATCTCTTGGTTGGGGATGGATGTCCAACAACTCTGTAGAAACATCTGTGGGCAAGGACCTTTCCAAGATTGTTGATGGAATTGCTCTCAATGGAGAGCCAGGAGTTATCTGGCTTGACATGTCTCGTAAATACGGTCGTCTCGCAGACCCTGCAAACAACAAAGACTGGCGTGTTGCTGGATATAACCCATGTGCAGAACAGTCTCTTGAGTCTTACGAGTGCTGCACTCTTGTTGAGACGTACCTTAATCGCCATGATTCTTTGGATGATTACAAGCGAACCTTGAAGTTTGCATATCTTTACGCAAAGACCGTAACCCTTCTTCCAACACATTGGGAAGAGACAAACGCAATCATGCAACGCAATCGCCGTATTGGTACTTCAATGTCTGGTGTTGCCAACTTTGCTGACCGTGTAGGTATGCCAGTTCTTCGTGAATGGATGGATACTGGGTACAACACGGTAAAGAATTACGATGTTTCTTATTCTGAGTGGCTTGGAATTCGTGAGTCAATCAAGATGACTACTGTGAAGCCTTCTGGAACAGTTTCTATCCTTGCCGGCGAATCTCCTGGTGTTCATTGGACTCCAGGCGGTGAATACTTTGATAGGGCGATTAGGTTCTCTAACGACGACCCAATGCTTCCATTGTTCAGAATGGCCAACTATAGAGTTGAGCCTGCCTCGGAATCTCCAGATACAACATCCGTAGTGTTCTTTCCAATCAAGTCGGATGCACGTCGCTCTGAAAAAGATGTAACAATCTTTGAAAAGATGTCACTAGCGGCAGTTGCTCAACGTTACTGGTCGGACAATTCGGTGTCGGTTACAATTTCTTTTGATGCAGAAAAAGAAAAAGACCACATCGGCACCGTGCTTCATATGTATGACGGTCAACTTAAAACTGTTTCGTTTTTACCACAAGGCAATTTTACTTACCCGCAAATGCCGTACACACAGATAGAGCAGAGCGTCTACGAGGATGCGGGAAAATCATTATTTCCTATTGACTTTACGGGCGTGTATGCAGGAATGGCCGCTGACGCAATCGGGGAGTCTTACTGCACAACGGATTCATGCGAAATAAAATTTATTAAGGACAATCAGGGGTAATTCCGCACATGGGGTCACCCATGATGTATTATTTACATTAAGCGCCGAAAGGCAAAAAAACAGTTCGGCATAGGAGAACAAAATGACAGCAATTATCGCACCACAGACAATCACTCTGACAATCCCAGGAACGCTTGCGACTTCCAGCATTGTAACCATGAGAATGCCTTTCAAGGGTGTAATCACAGGCGCAACACTGGCAGTTACTGGCGCATCAGTAGGCTCGGCAATTACCGCAGACCTCAAGGTTGGCTCAGACGTAGCAGCAGCATTCTCAATCGCAGCCGCGGCAACATCGGCAGATGGAACCCTCACTGCAGCCAATTGCGACTTCGCAAAGGGTGCCCTCGTAAGTCTTGATGTTTCTGCAGTTGGTTCCGGCACAGCAGGAACAGGTGCAACAGCAACGTTCACTGTTTCTGAAGTATCAGACGCAACACACATCCAAGCCGACGGCGTAAACGACTAATCATTACCTCCTAAGTAGTAAGAAACCCCGCTCCTTAATTGGGGTGGGGTTTTTTATTTCTTAAACTCAGTCCAAGTTTTGTCGCCTACGCCAAAGTATTCACGAGCGTAGCCAGACTGGATAATGTCTTTGTTGAGACAAGCGGTGGTCGGGTCATCAATATCGTCCGAAGAAAAAATACGAGCCAGAATGCGCCCATATTTGTCGTTCTTGTCGGGAATCGTATTAACAAATACCCACTTATGATTGGTTAGCCAATCCTGCGTATAAGCCTTTGCTTTAAGACCCATTGCTTTTTCGGCAAGGTCTTTGGTGCGTGATTCTGGCGTATTTACCCCATAAAGACGAACACGAATCTTGTGATGGATATTGAAACCAAGGTCAATCATGAGTTCAATTGTGTCGCCATCAATAACTTTTAGCAGGGTTGCTCCGTACCAGAATCTTTCGTTTGTCATTAGTCTGGTTTCCGAATGTCGTTGTCCGTTACGGTTGGCCCACCCACGACCCATGCGTCGCAGGTGCGTTCGGCGTGGCACTTGAAGTCAAATGCTTCGCAGTAGCCAATCTTTCCTGCTTCAATTACGTCCCACGCTGCGCCAGACTCGTTCCCGAGTCCTGTCTCAATGCAGTCAAGGATTCTTGGCGAGCGTACGAAGAGAATACAGTTTCCACATTTCTGCTTCTTTGCCGAAGGGATAGATACGTCCCATCTACCTGCTTTATCCTGCCAAAACTTATCGTTTGGCTGCTTGGGGTTGAGGGGTCCATACGCTGCGGACTCAATAGCCTTCTGACGGTTCTTTATGTTTATAGCAATGTCTTGTGTCGCTGGAGGGCATTTCTTATCCGCCTTTGTTTCAAACCTGAAACCCTTTATTTCGCCCTTGTATTCTCCCCATGTGGTCATTATTTACCTTCTTCTTTTGCGCCGTCTGTTTGTTATTGACCTTCTCAGGAAAGCACCAGCAACATCAAATATCCACTTTTCTTCCGTTGGTATATTCCAACTACTTTGGTCATCGTCTGGAAATAATTCTTCAAACTTTTTGTCGTCTAAAGAATCAATATAACTCTTGAATTTTCCTTCATTAGAAGAATCAGTAAATACTTTTGTTTCAATGTTTTCAAAAGAATCTTTTTTCTTGGCTCTCTCGTACCTATCAAGCATTCTGCGGCCCTTAGCGGCCAGCGCAGCGGCGTCTGAGGCGTCCTGAGGGACAGGTTCCCCCCACGCTGCAGCCGACAAAGCAAGACGCGTAGGGCGTCCCTTGTCGTCTTTCATCGGTCCTGATGGGTTGGTGAAGAATCTAGTCAGGAATGAACCTTTTCTACGCATCTTTTCCGGGGTGTCAGCAGCACCTTTTACGCCCGGTTTCAGATTTGAGCCTTCGGTTCTCTTGAAGAATTTTCTACCAGCGGCAGTAAGACCACCTTTGGGGTTTTTTAATTGCGCACTTTTGGTCTCAACCGGAACACAGTTGGGAACCATTTTCCCGCTTTTTCCCTTTTTCATTCCGACTTGTTTGTAACCCTGCCAGCATGGACCACCTTTTTCAAGAAGCCATTCGTTTCTTGCATGAAATTTTGAAACTTCTTCGTTGATTTTTCTCTTCTGCCATGCTTCACCGTTGGAAGATACGGCTAGCCATTTAACTTGAGCAATGTAACCTGCTGGCTGACTATCGTAAACATGTCTGTTAATCCAGGATTCTCTTAGTTCAAGAACTTCTGCTTGTTCCGGGGTCGTAGCCACCCCACCATTTTCAAATATCTCTAACAAGACAGTATGAACATGGTCAGACTTTGAGCCGCCAGACATAGCCCAAATCTCTGGGTACTGTTCTTTTAGTTCAATTGAGTAAGAGACATCAAAAATAGACCATTTGCTTTCATCAAAAGAAAAGATGGAATCCATCACTCTGCCTCAATTTGTTTTTGGGCACCAATGTCCGTGCCGTGCATTTTTGCTATGCTTGCTTTTAGTTCGTGGCTTTCTTTTGTGTTCTCATCAAAAGCAGGATTTTCGTGTCCCCACACTGCCTTCCATGCGTCCCCCGTGGGGTTTTCTGACTCAATAGTGTCAGAAAGAGTAAGGAAGTCTTCAATCTCTTGATGGAGTTTATTAATTGAAGCCCTTATTTTTGCAGCCTGTTCAGGGTCGGTGCCGGGCTTGATTATCACTGTTCGCCCGCTTCTCTAATTTCCCGCTCTCTTTTTAGGATAGTGAAGGGATTGTTCGGGTCGTTTGTGAAAGGATTAACTGGTGCTTCCATTGACCTGATAGTTTCCTCGGGAGACCTGCCTGGAGAATTCTTTTTCTTCCATCTATCCCATGTGCCCTTGTCTTTAAAAGCGTCTTCACTGGGTATCGTCATAATTGTCCTCTGGTTTATTTGTCTTCTTTTTAGCAGGCAACTTAACATTGTTGTCTACTGCCCAATCTTCAAAATCGTCAGGCGTACCTCTTAGTTTACTAACGTATTGGATGTATTTATCCAATGGCTCGTCTTCTTCTCTTCTAGGCACAACAATCAACTTCATATGTCATAAACAAATTGTAGTCCATAAACGCAAAGGGCCCAGATACTCCTATAAAACAAGAAACCCCCCGCCTTCAATACAAGGACGAGGGATTTCCTGGATAAGCCCTAAGGTAGGCATGTCTTAATTGTCCCACAGTTTAGATGGCGTCTATGATTAGGTGCACTCGGTCTTCGTCTCCACTATTCTTGACACCATGGTGTCTTCCTACGTTGTCTACAATCCATATTTGGCCAGGCTTTAGGTTCTTTGATTCATCACCAATGGTAAATATACAATTTTCATTGGTTATCACTGGAACGTGTATTCTGTGAGTCTGGCTATGGATTTTTGCGGTTAATGGATTTCCGACATCTTTATGTTTGGGAATAGTTGTTTTTGCCCTAAGTCTTGCCAGTATTGCTTGTTGAATTTTTACTTCTCCAATTGTTTCCATCGTGGCAAGAACGACTTCATCTAGATACTTACTAAATTGTCTGTAATGTTCGTGCACTACGTCCGAGTTGAGTTTTTGCATTACGTCATAGACCAATGGGATGGTGTCAGTATTACCCCCTGCTGCACCGCCAATCTTTTTACGTTGCACGTATTTCAACCAGTCTTCTGGGGTTAGGGACGAGACATCACCGAGAAGTTCATTGAAAGATGGCATGTCTCCAATAAATTTAAACGCATCGTTTTCCTTCATAATGAATTATCCCATATATAGCAAAAACCCCGCCCATCCCCAAAGGAACGAGCGGGGTTCCGCTTAGTAGTTATTCGGCTGTTGGAGCGTTGTCAAATGTAACTTTGACGAATGACTCTGGGCGCTTAACCGCAAGGGCGAGGCGCTGTTCTGCGAGTACAACGATTGCGTTGCGAACGAAGAAGTCTGAGTGCTGCTCTGAGATGCGGATTGAAGCCTGCTCGCGGTCGTACAACTGTGCGCCCGTACCGAATGCGCCGACAAGTGCGGTGCCTTCTGGGATTGCAGGAGTCTCAACGACTGGCAAACGCCATACCTTTGGCTCGCCACCCATTGCAACCGAAACTGCAACGAGGTACTGGCCATTGCCATCCTTGGTCAACTCAATGTCTTCCCAATCGTTCGGGTGAAGAACGACACCAGATGGCTCGTAGTAAGCCAAGAACGACAGAGTAGCGGCGCGACGGATTGCGTCTGCCTTTGTGTCTGACATTCCTGCAGATGCTGAGTACAAACCGCTGGACCATGAGTAGTTCTGGATACCGGAAGTCTGAAGAACACCAGTAAGGTTTTCGCCAGAGCCATCACCGTTAAGGATTTGAGCATCTTCTTGAAGACGGAGACCGTACATCAATTCGTTGTCAATGATTGAACGCAACTGTGGCTCGTCTGCGAGGACGTTACGGTGTGCTGCTTCCCAGTGAGCAATGGTACGTACTGGGGCCTGATGGCCTTCAAATACCATTGAGGACTGTGGCTTAGCGGCAAACGCTGTGTTTCCGGCGTTACGCTCAGCAACTGTACCTGCGTTGTTTGTTCCGCCGCCTGTTGCGGTGAAACCGAGCATACGGAAGTATTCAATAACTGCAGCAGTTGTGGTGCGGCTTGGGAACAAGTCACGAACGCGCTTTACACGCTGTGGTGACATGACCATTGGGTCACGCTGGATTGAACCGAACTGAGCATCTGCACCACGGCCCAATGTGCCTGATGGAAGTGCCGAGTAAACGTCCTTAACGCTGAATGCGCCATGAGTGGTGAGTGATGCTCCGAGTTGGAATGGGGAAGGCATGTTTGCGCCATTCTTGCCACCCAAAAGGGTCTTGAACTCTGGTGAAGCGAGGAATAGGTCACCGATGCTCTGTGAGCCGTAGACGCTCTTGAGAGAGTAGCCAGCGGCTGCAGCAGCAGCAACTGATTCTGCTGGAGCCTGTGAGCCCCATTGGTCAACGGTGTTCATTGCCTCAAGGCCCTCAATGAGTCCCTTGATTTCCTTGATGTCGGTCATGTTCTTATCAAATGCGCTCTTTTGCTGAGCGTTGACAACAACGGTTCCTTCTTCAATGCGGAACGAGTCTGCAATCGCCTTGTTATCGGCCATCTTGGCGCGAAGGGCGGATTGCAATTCTGTAAGTCTTGCTTGGTCTGACATTTTGTTTTTCTCCTGGTTTGGGATAATTGGTTTTTGTTTACTAATTGGACGGCCCAGGTAAGCACCAAGCCCTATTGAAAAATAATAACGCTATTTTAGTGGCCGTAGTGAAGGTATTGGGTTTTGAGTCAATAATTATTTGGTAACTACTTCTCGTCTTCAAGAGGTTTTTGGCTATCTCCTAAAGTTTTTTCCAAATTGTCAAGTGTTTCTAGTAATTGTTCACGCAACTTTTTAAGTTGAGCCAACAGGTCGGTCTCCTTGGAGGACTCAAACGAGTTTATCAACATGTCCAACTCGTCTATTTTTGATTTTATTCCCGTGAATTGAGCGTTACGTCCGTAAGTTGTCATCTGTTACCTCAATACCTTTATTTGAATCCCTGGATAAGACGTCTTTATTATACTTACCCATAATCCTCTTGATATTGAAGGAAACATTTCCATGAGGAAGTCTATTGTTTCACTATCAACGGCGTATGCCATGTTGTTTCTAGACAACCCTCTCTCTCCGGGGGTTGAAGTTATGAGTTTCCCTATTTCAGCAATTAACTCATGCATTCCGTAACGAGAATACTCACTGTATCTTTTAGCAACATCATCATAAACTCCAGCCCTGTCCCTAAATAGTTCGTCCACTGATTCTCTCATTAAATCAGTAGTGGCCAAATCTATGTACTGAGCATATTCCGCAGCACTTAATTTCCGTAAGAATCTTCTGGCATCACGTCTTGTTATCTTTTTAGTGTACGCAATATCTCTTACTGCGATTGCTTCTGCTTTTTCAACCATTTCTTCTGCATCGCCTAGCGCTTTGTAGAAACGTGCCTCAGGGTCTGAAGCAAAATCTTTTATGCTGTCAATGTATTTTTGTACTCTATTTTGTCTAGCAACTGGGTCTATTGCGTTCATAACACCATCCAAGTAGTGAAACCATTCGTGGCGCATTACTCCATCAGCATAATCATAAAGGGGTTTAGCGTCAGTTGAGCCAATGGCCTCAGTCTTTCCTTCTTTTAGAAGTTTACGGCTCATGACGATTACTCCAAAACCCGCAGTATGAAAAGCGGATATTCCTGCTTGTTCTAAATTGGTTTTATCTGAAAATAATTTTTCGCCGTCAATTATCAATGGCATTCCGTGCAGTTTTACGAGTTCAACAAATGATGGATTTTCTAAATTTTTTCTTAATACTTCTCTTACTTTTTCTTGAGAATCATTACTGAATCCAGAATCAGTTAACATTTGTGCAAGTTGTTTTGCCCCATTTGGACCACTGGACTTATTTGCCCACCTCATAGACGGAATAGTTTTTATGATTCTTGCTGCAAAGTCCTCCATTGATTCTGTATCTAATTTAAGTGGAGCGTAAGTATCAACCGCTTTTGAAATATCCTCAGGAGTATCAAGATTAATTTGCAAAGATTTCAAATCTATCTTGATTTTATTTTCGTCATTTTCTTCGTAAAGAGGCATCATGCTTGAGGCAGACATGGACAGTCTTGCAACTACACTTAATTTGATGGATTGAGCAGCGAGTTTCAGTTTTTGTTGTAGTTGATTTTTTGCAGACTCTTCTTTTGACACTGGAGGCAAGTATGGCGATGGGAACAAATTAGATGATGTGTTCCTAGGGGCAGGTGATGGGTTTTTTTGGGGGGTGACGCGTCCGCTTCCACCCCTTTTCGCAGGATTTCCACTTCTGTTTTTACTCATCTGTACAGATGCGCTGTCATTGTCTGAATCTTTTCCTTCAGATGTTGCAACCCAGGTGTCTGCCCACTTTTTACTTCCGGCAAATTCTTCAAATTTTTTAGCGTCGTATATTTCAAACTTTTTGCCACGAACTTTTTTTGCAATAAGTTTTGGCTCTTTACCTTCGGGTACGTCGTTGTCCCATAAGTAGAACTCATCCAGTAAGTCTTCCTCAAATCCTGTTGAAATAACTTTAGGAATACTCTGTGCCATATGAGCGGTATTATCTGGGATATACCTATTGGTTTCATCCATTCTTTTCTTAATTCTTCTAGATGCTTCCTGTTGGGGAACGTGCACCCAGTGTCCGACTACCTTTTCTCCACGCTCAGACGCTTCACGCATGTGTTGAATTTGTCTTGATGCACCAGAACCTGTGATTACCATGTCCATTTCGTCGGAGGCGGCATCCCTGATTGTCTTGTCAGTTGCTGCTTGAGACTCTCTGTGAACACGACCAGCACCATCGCCGTCGTTGTATCCAGGAAGACCCTTCTTTATAAAGTCAGGGTCAATGAGTGCGGCTTCCTCATGTGAAGGAACTAGACCCTTTGGTATTAGATGACCGTCAAGTACAGTTGTTTTACCCGAACCAGTATTTCCACCGATGAGGAAAGTCGTTCTATCCTGCTTGCGTCTGTGCTCAGGCTTGACCATTCCTCTAATTAACTTACCCATCAGTCTTCCACCGAGATTTCTAAAAGGGTTAGTTGGGCTTGCTTCTGGATTTCTTAGTTCTGCTATAGCCAAAGGCTTGGCAGTTCTCTTACCACCCATTTGCTTTGGACCCTTTGGGTCAATTATGAAACCGGGTCCGCTAGATGCCAGGCCACGCCTTGAGCCAGGCACACCGTCGTATGCTTCAATTGGTTCACCCCTGAAGGAATCCATTTGCGAAGAGGTCATAGCGCTAATGAATTTACGTACTGCAGAAACTTCGGATGCTAAAACTTCTCTGTCTACTGGTTTCGGTGCCGCTCCTCTGTCTGTAGGTTTTGGTATGGATGGAGTTGGAATGCTTGGTCTCTCAAACGTGGTTCCGTCTTGAATTAATCCGTCCTCGTCTCCGTCAAAAGCGTTAGGGTCAAATCTAGACATTGCCGCACGGGCTATTCCTCTGATTCTTGGACCAAGAGCCTTGCCGTAGATTTCTTCCTGAATCGTTGTTTTTTTCTTCTTTAAATTTTCTTTTATTACGGTTCTAACTATTTTTTCATTTCTTTTTTGAAGATTTATTCTTCCAAGAGAAGTCATTCCGGTAAGGTTGTTGTAGTCGGTGATGTTTGTACATGGCATCCATATAACCTTTCCACCTTTTGACATTCTTCTACTTACACCGATACAGCCAAGTTGCTGCGCTCTTTTTCTTGCTGATTCAATATCAACAAACACGTCAGGGTCGTTATCTCTAGGCATGAATGCAGGCTGAATGCTCTTAGTAGACATGCCTGAAGGACTTGAAGCACCATGCGTGATTGGTGGATTTGTGCCACCATTAATCATGTTTGTTGAGTTTCTTGGAGAAACAAGACCTCCGCCTTCCAATGATTCAATTCCAAGTACTCTGCGTTCACGAAGTTTTTCCCAACGCTTCTTACGTTTTTTTCCTTTTGATTTCCTGATTGAGGACCAGTTCTCCATGTCGTCAAGTGAAATTCTTGACTTAACATCAAAACCGTTAGTAATTGTTAGAAACTGTTTAGTTGAAGAGCATGGCATCCATTCGCCGTTTGAAATTTGGTGCGCGCCAAAACAGCCAATATCCGCTGCTCGCCTTACAGCGGCAATTTTACTAACAAGCGAATCTTCCATAACTAGATGAATAGAGGAACGTCTTCGTCGTCTTCGGTTAAGTTGTTTAATTTCATGGCTGCTTTTCTGGCTTCACCAATGTCTTCGCCATATCTTTTTTGATAAAGGCGTGCTTCTTCAATGTCGTCATCCCACTTAACTTCAGCCGTTGAGAATGCACGAGCCCATCCGTCTTCATTTCCGGAATCAACTTCACCAAAAACCCTGTCCTGTTCTTTTAGTAGGTCACCGCGAAATGCACCGGACTTTTTAAGGCTTATTGTGAATGGTGGGTATTTTAGTAATTTTGAATACTCTGCGTGTTTTTCGTGAAATGTATCTTTATCGCTCATTTTTTGTCTGCTTTCCCAAGAATGTCGTTAATTCCCTTAACGTTGATTGGAGCACTAAGAACAGCAAGACCCTGTCTATTGAAGACAAGGAATTGTTTTCCAGCGGCCGTACCACCGGTTCTTGGCGTATTGTCTCCTGTATCAAGAGCATCGTATCCCAGAATCAATGGCAAGTAGTTTGCCCAACCTTCCTGTCTTTCAAGTTGATTAGACATGAAGTTTATGATATTCCACAGTTTTGCTTTCTCTGGCCCACTTGATGATTCGTAAGCACTCATCAGTGAAGACCACATCTGCCCTATTTCGGTATCCCACACTGGGTCTCCGTCTGCAAGGCTCTTGGAAAAAGCAGAACGCAATTCCCTCATCCAGTCAGCGGGGTCCATTTTTTCTGCTTCGCCCTTAGGCATTGTTGAAATTAAATTTTTTACAACGTTAGAGATTTTTGAATGCTGTGCAGACATTTTTTCTCTGTCTACTCTTGATGCAACTCTGTAATCAGGACTCAAGAATGCAAACATTCCGTTGTTCTTGGTTGAATCGCCCCAGTATTGAGGGCTATCCCAGTTTGATGAAACGGCATTTGCCCAGTACTCTCCGGGTCCCTCTACCTGACCACCGCTACCAGTGATTCTTCTAATTGGACTTGTTAAGTATTCGTCTGCGTAATCTTCTCGTTCAACGCCTCTCTTGATTGGGTGCCATCCGGCATCAAGAAGAGCAAGCGCTTCATCTTCTGATACGAGAGTTGCTTCTCTGTTGAAGCCGTTATTTTCCCACAAGAAACCAAGAAGCATGTTTGCGTTTGGCTGACCCTTGAATTCGCCGCGACCGTTAGCCTTGATTGCTTCGTTGATAACTTGGTCAAATAAACCAATCGTTTCTTTTCCAAGAGAAACTTTTCCGTCAGCGCTTCTTTCAAAGATTCTGACAGTCTGCCCCTTCCTGATTGCATCATTGATTTTGGATTCGTTTCTTTCTTTTCCAAAAGTTCTCTTGACTGCTCTCTTGGCTTTATTGATTCTTTTCTTAATCTTGCCAGGACCCTTACGTCTGTTCTCTTCTTCAATGTTGAATCCTGAACGACCAGCCTTTTTCTGTTTTCTAACAGCACGGCGTCTTGCTCTCTCCGGGTTGGGGCGAAGAATTCTATTTGCAAGGTCTTCAAGTTTTGCGTCACCCTTTTCTCCGATAATACGAGGCTTTGCTCTCTTGAGACCACCAATTTCTTCAAATATGGTTGATGGTTCTCCCACCTTCATTCCCTTTGGAAGTTTTCCATCGGCAAAAGGACTGACCGTTAAATCGGCTTCACTTTTGCTAAGACCAAGACCAAAAGATTTTTTTCTTTGCTCTGGGTGAAGGTGCTCTAGAAGTGACCAGTCATCGGCTCTATCCATTTGGTCGTACGTTTTAAGGTCGTCTAGAATCTTTTGAAGTCTTTCAACCTTTTTTTTCTGCGTCGCAATCTTTGCTTCTGCTTTTTTGATTTCAACATCGGACAAAGTGGACCTGATTGCTGCAAGCGCTGACTCTGCGGACGCTATGTCTGCATTTTCACCAGACAGGGAACCGTTCAAAGCAACTTCAAAAGAAGTGAATGCCTCTCCAGCAATTCTTGATTGCTCAGACCATGGTTTACCGTCTGCGTCTGTCGCTCCCTTTTTTCTTGGAAGTCTAAGGAAGTCGTCCCACCACGTGCTGAGATACTTGTCTTTCTTGATGTAATTCTGAAGCCCCTCATACGCTGCCTGCGTATTACTCTTCACAATATCTTGCTGTTCTGGAGTAAGAGATGTCCAGAGAGAGCCGTCTTTTTCGTCAACCTTGTCTCGTCCTGGTACTGCTTTCAGTTTTGACTTAGCCTTAGAACGACCACTTCGTGATGCGAGACCATTAACTTGTCTGTCCATTTGTGCTTTACCAACACGTGAACGCATTCCAGATTGACTTGGTTTAGCGTCGGGCTTCTTTCTGGTGACGGCTGCTGAAACACTGCTGTAAAGGTCGTCCATGTCGTATTCTTCATTGTCGTACAACTGGATTGCTTCTTTTATGTCAAAAACTTGTTCAGCACTTAATTCCTGACCACCGTCTGGACCAAGTCCATCAATGAAAGCACTGAATGAATCTAATGTGTCTCGTTTATAGAGAACATCTTCTATTTTGCGAACTACTTCTTTTGCTACTAGTGGGTTGACTCCTGCTTCGTTTTTGTCGCCAGGCAATCTTGATGCAAGACCGCTTCTCTTGATTGGTTTTGAGTCAGGTAATTTACGACCCGCTTCCGCTGGCTTACGGGTAGTCAGAACCTGTCTTCCTACTGAGCGGGCTCCTTCGCTTGTAGCCCTGCGTCTAGGACTTGAGTCCTTTGGCGTAGTTGAACTGCTTGGATTCTTTTGAAAGTCTTTCCATGCCTTCTTCGCAGCATCTGCGTCAACAGCACCGCCAGTTGCCCTGTCGTTGATGCCGGGAATTGCAGGTCTTTCAAAGGGTGTACCTTCCTGCACTACGCCATCGCCATCGCCGTCCCATGCTTTAGGGTCAAACATGGCCATACTGCGAGCCGCTCTTCTGCCGATGCGTGCTCCTCCACCTATTCTTTGACCAATTCCTTTCAACTCAAGAGAGTCTTCAAGTGATTTGGTTTCCAGTGTTTGCGCGTAACCAACTCTGTGGCGTCCATCTCTTTCAACAAGAGCGGCTTTAAATTTCATGCCCAGACGTCTTTCGGAAGAACGACCTACGTTTGTGTCAATTCTGTGACGAAGTGACTTTATTTCGGCTTTTGACGGGGTTGAGTTGTACATCCAGTTGTCAAAGTTGAATGCGTAATTGTTTACTCTTGCTTCAAAAAGAAAACTTCCCTCTTTGATTTGGGTGCGAATAGCAAGACCCTTGTAATTCACAGCGCTTGAATACTGGGACTTGGTAAAGTGACCAATTGGTGTATCCATTACTGCTGGAACACGGGCACCGTTGTCCATCTTTACAGAACTTTTGTAAGAGTATGACTTGGAGTCTGTATAGGAGTTGCCAATTTCGCTAATGTTGTTTCCAAAAGCAGTCAGCAATGACTTTAAGGAATGCTCGCTAATGTTTTTGTAGGGCCCCTGAATGATTCCTGCTGGAATATTGTTTGCGTCAATAGTTTTGGTGCTAAGAGAGTTTGCCCAATCGGACCATTCTTTTCCCTGGCCTTCGGAGCCATAGTATTTGACTCCATAATCATCTTGAATAGCAATAGCAAATTTTTCATTACGCAATGCATCAAATAGGGTAGATACTTTTTTCATTTTTTGACTCCGAGGATTTCCATTAAAGTTTCCCTACTACCTGCATAGTTTTGAATTCTTATTTCCAGAATGCGCCCAACGATGTTCAGGTGTGCTTTTTCTGCGTCAGTTAAGCGACCATCGTTGTAAAGGCGATTTTTAAATTGTGTAAAGTTAAATTGTCTTGCTCTTAATAGTAGAGCGTCAATCTCTCTTCTGAAGGCAAATCTCTGTTGTTGCTGTAAATTTTGGAAATATTGCGAGTAAGTCTCAGCCCTATTTGTGTCCATGAATTGAGACAAAGTAAGTTTTTGACGCTCAACGATTGACACTTGGTCAAGGTCTGTAAGTCCAGAAGTAAAGTTATTGGTGACAACTGGCTTTGTGTCTGTTCCGTTTGAAACGGGAACTATGGAGCCTGGGTCTCTTTCTCTCTGGTCCGTAAGCCAGTCGGAAACAAGCATTTTTGCTACATCTTCCGGTTTGTAGTCGGAGAATTTACGCCTACGGTCAACCTGGAATCCCCTAATTAGAGAAGAAGGGTCCTCCACTATGTACTTTCTCTTATCTCCCTCGCCAACAAAGAAAACGTCAGGTGACTCAAGACCAAGGTGCTGCTGGATATCGCTTGCAAGTTTTTGACCAAGGTGCTCATATTTGCCAGACGAAGAATAGAGCATGTACTTGTTGCCATTTGGCGTTTCAAGCATTTCTCTTCTTTGGTCCAATTTCTGTCTCTTGAATACGTTCGCCTTTGTAAGTGCCTGTTGCAAAATCATTGGGTCAATTTCCGAAAGTGGTCTTCCTGACATTATCTGGTCAACTGCAGCGTCAACGCTTGTGATGTTTTTACCCACAGCACTACTTGAATCTGTTGCTCTTTCTGCGTTGGCTGCTGGCTTTGCTTTTCTTCCCTTACCAAAGAATTCGTCAGCCCATCGCGGAACCGACTTTCCACCTTTAGAAACCACTTCGTTTGGGTTCTTGATGTTTAAAAAGTTTTCTGAATAACCTATTCCGTCACCAGTTTGAGCAACGACTTCTTTTAGGCGAGCAGTGGGGTCGTTTGATATGTCAATTTTTGATGCAGCATTAACGGTGCGCCCAAGTTTTCTTCTTTCACCAACAGTGAGTTGCCTCTTCTTTTCAAGCGAGAGGGTTGAGCCACCTGGCAAAACATAGGTGAGTTTAGTAACGCCAGTATTTGACAAAAGTCCGAGTTCCTGACCACCGAGTTGTGGAAGTTCTTGAACCGACAATATGTAGTCAGCGCCTTCCATGTCTCTGTTGTCGGGGATTGCTCTGAGTACTTGCGCCGATACCACTGGTTCAAGAGCGAAACCATCTTTTCTAACCATTCTTACGACCGGCGCATCTGCCTGCCCAATTTGAGAAACGATGTTTTTTGCCGCAGCCGCGCGTGCTGCTGGATTAGGATTTCCGACTCTTGGAATCTGTGGACGTCTTGATTGAACTATTGACTCTGGTGGAGTTTCGCCAGTGATTGGAGTTGAGTCTCCAGAAACCGCTCTAGCGCCACGGGCTATCCTTCTCAGTGCGCCAATTGCTAAACCAATAGCGGAAGGTATGTCAAAGAGTTTTGCACCACACGTAGAAAGACGAGAGTCAGTAAAGCGACCGCCATACTGATATCCCTCTGGACAACGACTGGCACGATTTGCCCCACCAGTTCCACCTGGAATTCTTGGCTTTCCAGGAGTTAAGGCACCCCATAAGCCAGAACGAATCGGGCTTCTTATTGGACTCAGGTTTCCTGGAGTTGTAGCAGAAATTGCAGATTGAGCAGCCTGGCCGATTGTTGAGTGCGTGCCAAGTATTCCGACTTTTACGCTGTACTTCCGTGTTAGTCCAGAACGTTTTGCCAAAGCCTTGTAATCTATTACGTTTTGCTGGCCGTTTAGGCGCATGGTAATTACGGGGTTTACCTTACGTACCGTCTTTACGGAAAGTAGGGCAACTCTTCTTTTAACGAAATTTATTTCTCTATTACTCAACGTCGTTGTCCTGTTCAGAATCATAAGGGACTGACTTGGTGTTTCCCATTTCGTCTTCGCCCTCTATTTCCCAATTTGAATCGTCAGACATGGTTTTGCAAAAATCTGGTTCCATCTCAGAAAAGTCACGCATCACTAGAACTGAATGTTTTTCGTCGGCATTCGTCACTACCGAGTCTTCGTATTGCTCGGTTTCCGGCTGTAAAGACTTCTTACTATTTCCAGCAAGTTTTCTTACCCTTTTATCAAAATCTGAGTCAGAGAAAAGAGAACCATTCGTTCCTTTTTTAATTTTTTTACGGCAGTTTTTCATGCCGGGATGGTGACAACCTTCGTTTGGCCAAAGACCGGTAGTTTCATGATGCAACCAAGCACAGATATTGTTCAGTGGGTACAACTCTGGATGGTCAGCAAGAATGACCTTGCAACGCCTAAAGCCACCTGGCTTTTTCATGATTGGTCGCCAGTAACGAAGCAGTCTTTCAAGGTTTCCTCTTCTTGGTCCACGGCCTTTGAGGATGTCTCCCGTGACGATTTCTTGGGGGATTATCCCACCTAGCGGGTCTGCCTTAATGTCTCTATTGTTCATTGGTTACCCGTTCTGGAACGTACTATATTTATATTTTGCGTCTGCATCAATGTCTTGAACTCTGTAGCGCGAGAATTGATTGATTTTTCTTTTAATTTTGATTTCATTGCATCTGTTGAAAAAACAACACCAGACGACATTCTTGGGGAAACCACTTGAGTTTTTTTTATAAAAACCCTTTCCCATTCGTCGCTGTTGTCCCAAGATGCTCCATCCCATAAAAAATCATGAAACTTCGTTGAACGTAATGGTACTAGATTTATTGCATTCATAGCGGTTGCCCAGAAATTTACAACTTTTGGTTTAACGCCATCATCAAGTACGCCGTCGGTTTTTTCGTCTTTTGCGTCAACCACATAGAATAGTTTTTTGTCGCCATGGACAGTTGCCACTAATACTGCTTTCATTTCTTTGCAGTCTCCTTTTTAGGAATTGGCTTTTTGGGTGGTGGGGCAATTTTGTCAATAATTGACATAACTTCTTTTCTTGCTATCTCCCTCAAGGCGTCTTTGCCCTTTTTCTTCGTCGGAGGTGGGGTCACCCAAGTGTCCTCACTCATGATGTCAATTCCGTCTTTGTTCGTAAATATGACTTCAGATATGCCTAGAGATATTAGGTTTTCTTTAAATTCCTCTGCAGCCTCTAACTCGTTTAGGTAAGACAAATGCTTTGGCGTGTATCCGCCACCTATTGTTCCGTCTTTATCAAAGAAGTCTTTAATTTTTTCTTTCGGAACTCCTCTGTTCATAAATATCATATTGATTGAGTCTGCCCCACCAATCATGCTGCTCTTGGGGACCCTTTTCTTTCTGATGTTGAATATTGACAAAGGTATTTTGATGTGCTCAACATCGTTAAGTGATATTTCTCCAACTATAAACGCTTCAAATACATCTTCGTCATTTTTCTTTATTAGTTTTGAATAGTCACCAGAAAGACTTGCTTCAATAATCTCCGCCAAGTATTCTTCTGCACCATTTTTTGACATAAACATTTGTCCAAAAATTGAAGCCTGAATAAGGTTTTCGTCTTCTTCGTTTATTTGTACAAAAATTCCGCCGTTTTTGTAAGATTCTTTTCTTCCGTATCCAATTCTTGGGGAATTTTCTGCGCGAAGTACAAGTTCTATTCCTCTTCCGTAATCTGTAAATTCTTCGGAGCCAACATGGGTGCCATTTTCGTAAAGTTGTTTTTCAATTTTTTCAATCATTACTCCGTGCATAAACTCAACAGGAGTAAAAGAAAACTCTTTAATTCCAGGAGAATTACCCAACATTGAATTTCTTTTGTTTTTTAAAATCTTTAAAGATTCACTATCAACGTCAATATTTGCAATTTTTCCAGAACCAACAAATTGTTCTAACGAAGATTTAGACATTGATACACGTACTCTTCTATCTATGTCTTCGTGTATCAACATTGCTACTTTGTTAACCTCTTTAACTATCTCTTTTACTGAATTGCTGTAAATAAACTTTTTAGTATCTGCGCTTATTTCTTCATCAAAAAGACGAGATGGTAAAGATTTGCTGTAATTATTAATAGTTGATACAAGTTTTTCTTGATACATACGCACGTACTCGGATGTCTCAATATCCGTATCGTCATTTTTTACTTTTTCAAGAGTGAAGAAATTAATACCAGCCGCTTTTCCTCTTTCCATTATTGAGTTTGATTTATCAAATACAACTTTTGATATTCCGGACATTGACTGAGGTGTTCCTGACTTGGCAATCATTTCTTGACGCATTTTTTTAGCAGTATCTGCTCTTAATTTTGCAGCCTTTTTCAGACTTGGTTTGTTGGAAGATGAGGCAATTTCTGAAGACATCTTTTCAACATTCTTCATGTATTCCTCAGCGGACATCTGTTCAGTAATTTCTGCTTCAGGAACTCCATCTTCGCCAACTCCAGTAAATTTTACTTTTCCTGGAGGGAGAATCATGTTGCTTGCCTTGCTTTTACCTGATTCAATCTTGCCTTTTGAGCCAGCGGGAACAGCAACTCTTACTTTGGTTTTCTTAACTTGCTTTTGCTCCCCGAGTGAAGAACCGAGTTGCTTAAACTCAATGTCAACAAACGCGGACTTAAATGGGTCGTCGTATGGGGAAGGCATATCAACAGCGCCACCTGATGGAGGAAGGGAAAACGGGTCACCTGCATCCAATTCTTCGGAGTCCCTGTCAAAGCGACTTCTTAATCTTCTTGCTCTATCCATGCCCGAGGCTGCTAATTCGCGAGCCTTTTCTTTTCCTGTGTCGGCTAATTCTGATACTTTTTCACGAGTTGCTTCAGATAATTCAATGCTTCTTTCTTGAAGAACCGAACCAAAATCAAGAGCCCTACGTTTTGATTCTTCCGTTAAGAGTCTGTCTTTGGCCGATTCTGCTAAATTAAGTATTTCGTCAGGAAGTCCTTCTGCGGCAATTCTGTCAAGACCATATTTTTCAATTTTGTTAGCAAGGTCTTGCTCAATCCATCCGCGTTCAACCATCATTTTTAGCGCTTGCTCGGCAGCGTCTCTGCTTCCACGTCGCGCTATAGGAATAAGTGCGCCGTACGGTCCTCCAACCGAAAAACCAATAGCAACTTCACTCATCAACTGAACAACGTCTGTTCTTTCTGCGTCAATTCCTGCTTTTTCAAGAAGTTTTCTTGTTTTTTTACTGGCAATTAGTCTTCCAGCAATTCCAGCCTTTGTTCTCATTCCGGTAGTGGAAGAGAAACCAGACCGTGGAACATCAACTTCCTCTGTGTTTGAATCCGTTATGAGTTGAGCCGAAGATATTTGAGACATTTCATAGATTGAACCTGGCGAAGTGTCTTCTGGCGTATCAATTTCAAGTTCAACGACCATGTCGCTTGGAAGCACCGATTTGTCTAATCCAGACATAACTGGGGCTGCATTTTGAAGTTCATTATCCGCAACGGTAATTGGTGGTGTTAAATTATTGCGTTCAAAAACCTGTCTAACCTCTTCAATGTTTTCCAGAGTTGAGGTAAGTTCAGAAATGTTTTGTGAATTTGAAGAGGAAAGAATTCTGGGTGGATTCGTTACAGCAGAAGAAAGGGCGGAAAGTTCCTGCGGACTGAGTCTTGAAGCCTGTCTTGAGGCAATGCCGTCAGCACCATCAACATCAATTCCTAAAAGTGGTTGCACTGGACCTGCTCTTCTTACCATTAGACGTGGAGGATATGGACTGTTTTCCGTCATTGTAAGAATGTCATGCACTGCTGGCGCTATGGTTCGTCCAACCCTCATAAACAGTGATTCATACATTTCAATTTCGTCTTGTATTTGTTCAAGATTTAATTCGTTTGTATCTTTATCGTCGTATTCGGAACCGTCACCAGTTGCCCTGGATACATCAACACGCCTATAGTCTTGAAACTTATTTCTTGCTTCAATAGATTTTGCCTTAAACTCATTTGCACCATTTCTTAAATGCGAAATAGCGTTAACAAGTTTTGATTTTTCTTCTGGTGTTAAAGATTCACCTCTTCTTGCTTTTCCTGCCAGTGCTTCAAGTTCGGAAAAAGAAATACCCATTGTGTCAACTAGTTCATTAAGTAGACGTTTTCTTTTAACCAATGTTGGGTCTGTGTAGCCATTCTTTTTAGTTTTCATATTCGCAACACTTTCAAGCGTTCGCTTGAGTCCACCTTTGCCGTCTTCTCCATACAGAAACTCATCAATGTCTTCAAGGGTAAAGCGCCCCTCTTTAATCATCGTTGGGACTTTTCCGTATCTTTCCTTTTCAAACGGGTCAACCGGTCCTCGTCGGCCTCTTCCGCCACTTCTTCCTGGAGTTGTTGTAACCACCCTTCCAGCATTGGTTGGCAGCGCTGGTGCCGAGCCTGGGAGTGTTGGTCTAACGCGGCCAGATGGCACAAACCTAGGAGTAGGAGAACCATCGGGTCTTGATGGAACAATTCCACCCGATGGGGATATTGAGCCACCAGTCAAAGGTGGTAGTGGGTCCATTTTTTCAAGAATTGCATCCAACTCTGGGTCGTCGCCTATTAGTCCGACTGTTTTATTTGCCTTCAATTCCGCAAGCGTCTCCATTAACGCAAGAGTTCTGGCATAGTTAAATTCTTCAGAAGTTCCTCCTCCCGTCAATTCACCAAGCGCCTCTTGTTGCTTCGCTTGGCTATAAGCACCAGCAAGAGCGTCAAAACGCTTATCAATTAAATCATCAATATCAATACCAAAAACGTCCTTTAAAATATCTGGTGATGCTTTTGTCATGAATTCTTTAGTTAAATCCATCAGTTCATCGTTGTTTAAGTCTTCTATATTTCTTCCGGTTCCGTTATCTGCGTGATACTGGAAAATTGCATCCATTTGACCCCAGTGGGCTCTTTCATGAGCAGAGGTTTGTGCTCCAAAATCTCTCCATCCACGACCTTCAGTTGCCGCCAAGTCGGTACCCCATAGCGTTGCATATGCTCTGAGGCGCTCGTCTGCATCCATTGCTGAAGCAACTGCCCTCCACTGGTCGTCAATATCTCCGCCTGTTGCTTCGTATAGGTCCATGTATCCAGCAGGTGGGGTGTCCCTGAATCCAAGAAGAGCAGGTCCGGAGTTGATTAAAATAGTGTGAGGCCAAGCCTCTCCATTTGTATCGTATTGATACCCTTCACCAACATCTGCTACGTATGTTCTTTTACTTCCATCCGGCATGGTGAAAGAATGGGGTCGCTCATATGCGGCGATTACCATATCCTCAAACGCTCCGAGTCTGAACTCTTTTTCTCTCTTAATGCCAGCATCAATGAATTGAGTTATGGGAGTTACTTCGCCAGCAGCCTTTGCTCGCAGATACTCTTCTTTTGCATCTGCGGCAACCCTTGCCATCATTGCTGGGTCTCTTCTAATTAAGTCAGGACTTCCTCCAAGACCAAGTTTTTGGTTAATTGCTTCAATGTGCGTTTCAATCAGTGCATCAATTGCCCAGTCTTCGTGACTTTCAGGAGTACCACCTCTAAACAAAAGTTCAAATTGATTTGGTGCTAAAGGCGAGTCCGGGTCGGCAGACATCGCTTTGACTATTTCACCAATTTTTTTATATTCATCAGTTTCCGTTATCCCGTAATATTCTGCAAGAAAATCAATTGTTGCAGCCTTTTCCTGAACAATTCTTTCCATTCTTGACTGAGCGCCCATTGTCAAGCCAGAAATTTCTCTTAGTCTTACTGGTATTTGTGAAACATATGACATGTCGTTCCATTTTTCACCGACGTAATCAATGCCTACACGCCTGGCGAGACTAGCAAGTCCTGCTACGCCATTTTCTTTGTAGGACTTTCTAATTTCAGCAATACTTAATCCCGCAGACGCAAGGGAAGATACTATCTGCGACCTGCCTTGTGGTCCCTGCATTGAGTTAGTTAAGGAACCAATCAAGTTACGAACTTGACTTGGCGAGATGTCAAAACACCCTTCTCCTCTTTCGTTTGTAAATCGGTTTGCTGCTGGAGTGCCAGGAGGGCATCTAAATTTTCCGAGAGAATCAATTACCAAACCAAAGGCCTTTGCTGTTCGTGCAAGCAGTTTTCCGCCAGGATTTCTTTCACCAAGCGTTGGTCCAAGAGATTTGAACTCTTGGTCAAACCCCTGGTTCTTCATTGGCTCACCAGTTTTAGGATTTACTGGATATCTTGTTACTTTGCCTTTTGAATTCCTTGGCGCTTCAAGTTTATTTTGATTCTCTGGATGCATGTCAACCCAGCCCCAGTTGGGAACTGGGTCATTTGAGCGCATGGCATTAATTCTTTCTCTTTCCGTAACCCACGGCTTGAAGAATTGACCTTCTTGTTTTTTTGCTGTTGGGTCATAAACAAGACCATTTATGTTTACGTATTTAGATTTCCCAGCGCTTTGAAGGCCTCTTTTTTTACCATCAGAATCAGAACTTCCCATGGCTGCCTTAATTGAGACGTCAGCGATTAGTCTTTCCGATGATGAAATAACTCTTGTTCCCGCCTTGAAAAGCAATGCAGACATATCCGCATCAAGACGCGTTGTTCTATTATTGAATCCAGGCGCGTAATGGCGAATTTTATTAATGTTCACCCCCGTCATACGGGCCACGCTTTCTCTAGATTGTTGGGTCTGCGTCTTTAACCTCGGCCTCAAGGAGTTCAAACTCAACGAGTGATGCCATAAGGTCAGAGTCAACTTCTCCGGACTTCTCTTCAACAACTTTTGCTCCACCAGTTACCCAGTTAGCAGGAATTAGTTTTTCCTGACCGAGAGCCTTTGCTTGCTTCATGATGTGCTTTTTTGCTGCTTCTTTATCGCTTGCACGACCATAAGCGCTGATTGCGTTCTTTAGGTCTTCTACGTTGGAGATTGGGAAAGAACCGTCTGGAAGTGCTTTTCCTTCTTGCGCCATTTGTGTACGCATGTCTTCATTGAATGCACGCTTCAGTGCAATTTCTGCGGCTTCTGCTTCAATTGCTTCTGCTTCTTCTGGCTCGTACTTGTCATATCCAAGAACTTCACCGTCAAGAGAGACGAACACATCGTATGACTTTCCGTCAAGACCTTCAATCTCAACCGCGTATGCATCAAAGCCTTCAAAAATGTCTGGCTCAACTGCAACAACGTCACCCTGAATAGACTTAACAGCAATTTCTGCTGCTTCATGGAAGTCAATAACCATCATTGAATCAAGTGCCGACTTTTGCTCAAAAGCGTTGTCGTCAAGTTTGTGGAAACCAAGAACTTCTGCAGTTGTACCGTCAATAAATACTTCAACCGCACGGCCGCTCTTTGATTGAATGTCAACTACGAACATGTCTGCATCTGAAGAATATCCAGAGTCAAGAACCTTGCCCTTGAACATCTCTTCCGCAATTCCTTCAACCGAAAGAAGTCCTGGCATTCCGCGCTCAGGCAAACACCCACCAGGGCAGTCGTCACAAACGCTTGAACCACCTGGGTAAACTTTTCTTTCAACAGCACACATGTATGCATTTCTGCCGAGTTCTGCAACTTTCTCACCCATGCTGGCAAGGCGCTTCTTTCTTGCTGCTTCTAGGTCAACTTCTCCGTCCATGGACAACTCGTCTTCGTCGTCTTCTTCTTCGTCGTCTTCCTCTTCAATTTCAAGAGACATCTTCTTCTTTGAAGTTTTCATGGGAACCAAGTCGTCTTCTTCGTCGTCTTCTTCGTAGCCCATGCCCTTCATTGGCATTTCTTCTTCGTCTTCTTCTTCGTCGTCTTCGCCAGGCATACCCATACCCATGCCCTTTTGACGCTTTTTCATAGCGTCAAACATGGCGCTGTCGTCCCAGTTGTCGCCACCCTTGACTTCATAGTCATCATCAGTGACTGGGACCATCTTCATCTGAATAGGCATTGCTCCGCACTTGCCACAAACTTTTGCCCCTGGTGTAAACCCGCAGTCGGCAGCATTTGCGCCCTTAGCGCACTTAAGAACATTGCCGTCCGCATCAACACTGACTTCAACTTTTTCGCTCATTGGTAACTCCTGTTTTTTAGCGAGTAAAGACACGAGTGTCAATATCACATTATGAATAGTTTATAAAAGTATAACTTAGCATGCGCCTCTGAGCGAGAACGCACACTATTTATGCTTCTGGGACAATATTGATTTTTTTCTTTACGCCGTCTTTGTTGGTAACTGTTCTTCTGGTTGAACCAATCTCTGTCGTGCTTTTATCAATAAATGTAGACATGGCTGCTGCTGCAATCTTCTCAATCAACTTTGAGTACCAGCCAATTCTCTTATCTCCACCGGCGTCCATCTGTTGGTCAAGAGCAAACTGAAGACCGTCAAGAATTAGGTCAACTTCATCCATCGTCATGTATATGCTTCCGACATTTGTTCTTCTGTCGCCAGTCTTGGATGCTTCGTTTCTCTTGATTATTTCTTGAAGTTTAGTTAGCCCTGTAATTGCCTTGGTGTTCTTGGCCTTCTGTGCGGCTCTAATTTCTTTTGCAAGAGAATTCTCAATGTCCTTAAAGAATGTCGCTTCGTCGGTAATCATGGTCTTTCCGGTAGACGAAGAGAAGCCCATGCGACCCTTTTTGGGTGAAGGGTTTTGACGTTTTGCTTCAAGTTCTGCAACAACTCTCTCAATTAACTCAGAAAGTTTTTTAACTTCTCCGTCACGCTTAGCGTTTGATTGAGGCATTTCTGGGGTTCCAGGACGTGGCCTGCCACCAGTTCTGGAGTCAAATCCAGACCTTCTTCCTTCACTGCCGTTAAACCACTTGTCTTCCGAATATTCTGATTTCATCTTTGAAAGTTTCTTCAATAATGCGTTGGCACGGGCAATGCTCTTCTTTTCATAAGCATTTTCCCCAGGTGAATTAACGTCAACGTATGATGAAAGTTCGTCAATTGCCTCATTGAGCGACTTAGGCGTGACGTCATTGACGCCAAGGATTGTGGAAACGGTGTCCCAGATATCGTCGGCATCAGGGTTGATGTCGGTTCCGTCATATTCCATTTCTGAAAGTTGACGGACTGAGTCATCAATCCATTCGTTGAAACCATCAAGAAGCGCCTGTCTCTTGGCTTGTGCTTTTTCTGCAGTTGCCTCTTCCTTGACTCGCTTGGATTGGCTTTCTGCATCTGCTTGACGCTTTGCTCTTTCAGCAGAGAGTCTTTCTTTTTCGTTGTCGGAAAGTTGCGCTCTTTGGCTCTCTCTTGACTCGGTACGGGCTTTTCTCCGTTCTTCTGGAGACATCCGCTTTGCTTCTTCTCTGGCTTCTTCGTCGCCAAGTTTCTTCATAGCGCCCTCGTACGCAGCAGGAGACATGGTTCCGCCCTTTTCAGGGTTTCCTTCGCCAAGCATCCATTCCCATTTTTCGTCAATTGTGAGTTCATCCCACTTGTCTGGCTTGACTTGGTCAAAAGAGTCACCAGAGAATTTTTTGTCAGGCTTTGTTCCCATTGCCCCACCCTTGCCAACACCAGTGACGCCTTCGCTATCGGCTCGCACTTCAAAATCGGCAGGTCTCATTCCAGGAGACATTCCTGGTCTCTTGCTTCTTCCTTCGTATCCGTCGGATGAAGATGAAAAACCTACGCGACCCCTTCTGCCAGTTCCGCTGTTTTTACCAGTACTCCAGTTTGTAACAAGATAGTCGCGTCGCGCAATAAGAGTGTCAGAAAGTTTCTTTGCCTCAGCCTTGTCGGAAATTAAAGCATCAACCATTTCCTTAATTTCAGAATCAGATATTGCCCCAACTGCTTTTACTTGACGAGCAATTTCTGCTGGGGGAATGTCTCCCCAGTATGCGACACCGCGTTGCGCGCCTGCCTGTTTTGGGTCTCTCAAGGATTCCATTTCCCCAACAATTGGACCGAAAGATGTGTCTTTTCTTTCTCCTCTTGCTCGGAACAAACCAGCACCGCCAACATCAATGACGTACGCCCTGCCGTCTCCACCCCTAATGGTATTACCGGAGTTTGAAACAGCGTCCCAGTTTGCAAGCCACGCATTGGCTACAAAAGTGTCTTGAACCGCCTTCTTCCATGCTGGGTCTCGCATTTCAGTTTCATGATTTACCTGTTTTGCTCCTGGAATCATTTCGCTAACAATTTTTGGACGACCCTTATAGGTTCCTACTTTTACTTTTCCAGCAGGAATGCCCAATCTTTCGTAGAAACGAGACATCAATGATTCGTTCTCCGCATGAGTCTGCGTCTTTGGTGGCTTGATGTAATATTCCTGACCAGTCTTTGGGTCTTTGAATACGCCTCCGCCCTGTGAACCACCCATGCTTCCAGACCTCATGTCCGTAAATCCGTCTGTAACGATTGGATTTTTTGACATTGTGTTATCAAGCAGGTCACCAGTTTTTGGTTTGTCGTCAATTACAAATCCACTGCGACCACTTGCTGGTTTGTCGGTATCTTTTCCACGGCCGAAGATACCTCTGCGTCCACCACTGCGAGCAGCGCCACTGGCTGAGCCTGGTCCCATGTTCTCATACATAGTGCGCAGTCTTCTCCAATGTGATGCTGGAAGAGTTCCTTTGTCTCTGTCAAACTTCTCAACAGATTCCTGGGCGAGCCTAAGTCCTCTTTGTTGTCTAGCCCACATGAGTAATTGCTTTTGCATTGTCTCGGGAATGTCGGATGGTGCTCCATTGTTCTTGCCACCACCAGTAGATGATGAGAAACCTCGTCCGCCATTGACTTCAATGCTTGAGTACTTTCCTTTTTTGGATTCTGCTGCTTGCTCAAGAAGTCCAATTGCGTCTGATGTAACTATCTTTTTGTCTGTCCGTAGTTTTTCTATTTCTTTTACAACTTCTTCGTATTCTTCTTTTTCAAGTGAAAACTTGCCATTTGTGGCTTTTTCTAGTTTCTCAGCAACAGCCCTAAGTGGACCAGGGTTGTTGGTCATCTTCATAAAACCATCAAGTTCATCACGAAGTTCGCCAATTTCAGAATCTTCTAATTCAAAATCAAGTTTTTTGTGTGGATTTATTGTTCCGTTGGAACTCTTGAATGGGCGAGTGCCTTTTGTGGTTCTTCCACGACCGCCAGAAGGAGGAGTGAGCCTTGTTCCGGCCTGCTGAAGAGCATCTGATTCGTAGGTTCCGTCTGTTGATTCTTTTGTTTTCTTTAAAGAGTCAATCAATTTGTCTATTGATTCTTTATCTGCTGAATCTTCTACTGGACCAAAGTCTTTCATTCTCGTAAGAGTGTCTATGTAGTCATCAATCTCTTTATCAGTAAGAGGGATTGAGTCGTTTGCGGCTGAACTCTCATCAAGTTTGTCAAGAATATTTTGAACGACTTGCATGTCTTCGTCAGCACCAATGCCGTCTACCTGGCTGTCATCCATGTATTTTTTAAGAACTTTATCTAGTTCTGCATATTCAGCAAGCGTCATGTCCATTTCGCGCTTACGACTTGAGTCGTCTTTTCCGCCAGTAGATGACCTGAACCCTCTTTTTTTGACGTTAGCCCCAGTAAGGTCATCAACAATTGCGCCTTCTAGGGAGTCCATGATTAAGTCGTTAAGCGGTTTAGGAAGTTCTTCGTTGAAGAAATCATCATAAATTTTCATGACCATATCGTCAATGTCTTTGGCGTCTTCTAATTTTTTAAAATCTGCTGGGGACATAGATTCTTTTAGATGGTCTGTTATTAATTTTTTGTCAGATGATTCAATAACGCCATTGATTGCTTCCCATGTTTCTTCTGGATAATCATCTTGTATATCCCTAAGGCTCATTTCTCTTCTGAAAGTATCCCTGGCATCCACAAAATCCATGTATTCACGTGGTTCGTCAGGGTTTTGACTTACGCCAATCCTGGAAGCAAAGCCACGAAGTTTTTCTTTTTCAATCTTTCCCCTGTCTGGTCTATACACGGAACCTTGACGAGTGTCGTTTAGGAAGTTAATTAGGTCTCCACCAGTAATTTTTTCATCGCCAAATTCTTTTGCTAAAGCAACAATCAGTGGGTTTGCATTATCTTTGGATGCACCTTCACGGAGAGCATCGCCAAATTCATTTACCAATTCCTTAGGGTCAATTGATGGGTCATTATCAATTATTGAGTCAAGTGCCCCTTCTAAAAAATAATTTAAATCTTCAAGACTTATTTCTCCAGAAAGTAATTTTTTAGAATCACTTTCAATCATAGTAAATCCACTCATATAGCGCAATGCTTCTTCAAGGTCTTCTGGTTCTCCACCATCCTTGAGAGTTTTCATCAGCGACTCTCTGTCTGCTGCTGCTGTTTCTTTTGCTTCTTTTACTGTGTTGTCTAGTCTGCCGGGCTTGCGTCTCGTGTTCCAAAATTCTTTAGACGCTTTAATTAATTTTTGAAAATCATCATCAAATTTAGATTTTGCATTATCTACAATTTCTTCAATTTCTTCTTTTTCAAGAGAGGTCCCAGTTTTTTTAACAGAAGAAACATGGGAATCAATCATCTTGTCAATGGCATACCCAAGTTCGTCCATAAAATCGTCAATTGCTTTTCTTGAACTAAATTCTTCAATAACTTTTTCGTCAGAAAGCATTTCTGCTAATTTTCTTCTTGCATTGGATATGGATTTACCAACGCTGTCTTTGAGTTTTTCGTCAGTAAGGCTTTTTAATACTTCTTCAGCACCTTCAATAATGGGTGTTTCATTGCCGGTTCTAAAATCAACAGACCGCCTTGCGGCATTTTCTATGTCGGTGACTATTGCTTTTGGCAAATCATCTTTTGATACAACTTCTGCAGTCTCTGAACTGAATCCTGCAAGTGGTCTTTTGCCAGGTTTTCCAGCGGAACGCTTGCGGTCTACGCTTCTAAATTTCGGGTCATCGTAGAACCTGTCGTTTTCACCCTCTTCTTCAACATTTTCCAAGAAAGCCATGGCGTCTTCAATGGTTTTAAATTCCTCATCATCGCCACCATAGAAATAACCAACAGTTCCCTGTCCATCGCTGTCGTATCTTCCGACTATCGCATAGCCTGGTCTATCGTCCCCATAAAGGTCAGACAGGGCGATTACTTCACCCTCAACATATTGACCATTGAACTCGTCATAAACTGGAGAACCAAAAAACTTTCCTTCACGCTTTAATGGCTCTGGTTTTCCCCTAGACCCTGAAGTCTCTGAACTAAACCCTCTTCTTACAGCGCCAGCATTTCTGTCTCTATCAAGGTTTTCTGAAGCAGCGTCACCTACTGGGTCGTCTGCCATTCCTCTTCCTGGACGACGCATTGGTGGACCCATTGCTTCGTCGTATTCGTCAAAGTTGTCGTCGGCGTCCATACGACCAGTACGAGATGCCATTCCGGCTCTACGTTGATTTTGCCATGCACGAGTTGCGGCATTCGCGTCAACTCTTCCGCCCGATGCGCGGTCGTTTACTCCGGGTATTGCCGGACGTGAGTACGGTGTTCCTTCTTGTACGATTCCGTCTCCGTCACCGTCCCACGCTTTTGGGTCAAAGTTTACCGCGCCCCTACCGGCGCGGCCTAATTTTCCCAGGCCACCGCTTAGCGTTCGCCCCAAGGCTTTTTCGGCCACGCCAATGGCCTCTATAAATTCTTGAGTTACCCCTGTTGTGATGACTATTCCGTCTTCCGTCACATGAGATTCAACTCTGTGGTAATCAAAAATTGGGTCAAGTAACTGCTTGGTCTCAAATGCATTTTCCAGTTTGACAGGAATGATGTAATCGCTTTTTGACTCAACATCTTTTTCTGCTGATGAAACAATATCCTGAAGTGTCTCTAGGACGGTTTTTAGTTTTGACATGTTGCGAGAACTAAGAGTTCTTCCAACTTTTACATCAAATGTATCATCAAGAATTTGAGCAAGATTTTCTAGTTCTTCATCAAAGGCTGACTTTTCGTAATCTTCGCCTTTTGGCATTACGTATTCAGGGCTAACAACATAGTTTGTTGAGTCAGTTGTTACTCGTGGCTTAACCTGCATTGGCATTGAAGGCATCTGTGACGGAACAACAGTGCGTGAACCGCCCGGTTGTTGGCTTTCCGCCAGTTCCGGCTTTCCAAACATGAAGGTAACGTAATTGTCTGGAGTGTGGTATCCAATTCTGTACATTACGGAACGACCATCAGAAGTCATTCTTCTAAACTTTGCCGTACTCTCCGTAGCGGAAACTAACTGAATTGATGAACCGCTTCTGGCTTGTAGTTCGCGTGTCAATCTTTCTTTTTCATTGTCGCCAAGCGCCCGAGCAAGACCTTCTGAGAAAATCGGCTTATCGTCGTCGTCGTCATCGTTGCTTTGTCTTACGACAACAATTTTAGGACCAGCACCCATTCCTTCGTGGTGGGGCATCATCATTCCCGGCATGTGCTTCTCGGCTGTTTCGTCAGACTTTACAGAAATTGTTCCAGTTAGTTGGTTGGCACCATGTAGTACTGGCGATACTTCGTAAAGTTCTACTTCTTTTAGAATGTTTGCTTGGATGTTCGGGTCAAAGATTGAATCAAGCGTTTTATAGCCGATTGACCATTCTTGCTCTTGACCGAAGAAAGCGACGTTGGCGAATGCCTCACGACCTTTTTCTGAGTTGAGGTTGAACTGAACTCTTGCGTAAAGGCCGCCAATTCCAGCATTTAACATCTTGGATGGGAGTCTTCTATCCCCAGGTGCAACTTCATATATTTCAAGGACTTTGCCGATTGGGTCGTTCCAGTTGTGACCCCAAACAACACGGGGCTTGCGGCGGGTAAGGCTTTTAGTAAATGCCCCAGTAATCAAAACGTCGCCAACCGAATCTTTGTTGCCGATACCTGCGACGAAACACTCAACTACGCCCTGAGCCTCGTCAATGTTGAACTGGCCAGGAATGGCTTTAAATTGAATGTCTTGCTGACTCATGTCGCTCCTAATGTCCTAATTGATAATAAATGATAGGAACTCAAACGATTGCAAGTATTGAATACAGATATTGCTGTTTCTTTAAATAGGTTTTGCTATTTACAGAAATTAGATGTTTGAACCCATTGACCACGCACGACGTGTTTCGTCTTCGGCAATCTGTGATTTCTTTTTAGCAAGAAGATTGGTAAATGTTCCAACAAGGGCGGTTCTCAAGGTTGTCGCCTTGTCTTCTTCGCCAATAACACCAAGCGTTGCATATACCGCATTGTTGATTTCTTGTGCTGTTTCTTCGTTCACTGACTTAATTCTGGCAATTTGTGAGTTGACATGAGCAACGATGTCTTCTTTTTTCAACGGCATCTTGACAAGGTTTTTTTCAGAATACGTTGTTTGTGCGTCTTGGATAATTGCATTGAGAACAGGCCTGATGTCTTCGTCTATCTGCTTAGCCCATATATCGGTGCTAAATATGCTTTCAACGTCAAGCGCCCCTGTTGCCAATAGTTTTCTAGATTTGATGCCAGATGCTTTTTCAAGAACAACTCTCTGCTGTCTTTCAAACACTCTTTCTAGGCTTCTGTCAAGAATCTCGGTCCATCGGCTAAATGTCGTGTCAACTTTTGTTTGCCACTCTTGCTCTGTTTTAGTTTGTAGCGCCGAGTAGTTTGCGGATGCTTGCGCTGGAGCAGTCGGAATGGCTCCCTGCTCTGGAGACATTGCCGGGTCAACTGGAGGCATTCCTGCTCCTTGCGCCATTTGCTCGCCTTGTGTTGCAAGTTCCATGGCACCTTGCATTGTCGTCGGGTCTGGGGGCATTCCCTCTGCCCCTGGAGGCATTCCTGGCATTCCTGGTGGCATTCCTGGCATTCCTGGTCCTCCTGGTGCTCCTGGTGCTCCCATTACGCCAGCCTGTGCAGGTTCTTCCATCTTCTTCTTTGTGTTTGCAATTGGAGTCAGGTTTGGATTCATTAAAAGAGAATCAGCGAGGTCGCTTTCAACTTCTTTTCTGCCTGTACCGATTCTGTATTCGTTAGTACTAATTAGACCTTGACCCAGTTCGTCTTTCAGGTATCTGTTTCTTTCCTGTTCGTAAAGAATCAGTACAGGGACGTTCCTAACATCAAAATCAATATAATACTGGTCATCCAGTTCGTCCAAGGCGCGAGCAATTGGCTCCAAGTGTGGAAGCATTGTTTCGTTCCAAAAAACTCGGATTTCTTCGCCAGCATTAGAAAACGTCCTGCCAGCGGCATTTCCGATAACTGATTCAGGAACACCAAAAGATGCCAGAATCTCTTCTTTGGTGATTTGGCGCATTTGAATGTATGCAGCATCACGGGGGCTAGCGGAGGTGTCAACAAAGTCGGCACCGTCGTCGGATGAGATAACAGTCGTTGCTCCAGCACGAGCAATATTTCCTCTAAATCTGCTTTTTAGTTCTTCTTTGTCATCATCGTCAATTTCGCCACGCAAAACGAGGAGACCGCCAGGGCGACCATCGTTGAGTAGGTAGTTTCTGTTATAGACCTTTGCCAAGTTTTCTATTTCCACAGCAATGCCAGCAGCCTCTAATGGGGTCATTGACAGGTATGGGTCTAACGGGTGTGGCTTACGAATCCAAATAACATCTTTGGGTTTCATGTTTATGATGCTGCCGTTTGGCATCTTTACTTCGTACCCAGCAACAAAGTTTCTTGGGTCAGGAATCGGCGCAGTACTTTGTGGTGGTAGGAGGTTGAGAGCAATAACACCGCCGTCCCTACCGTAAATTTTTTCTATAAACACGCCTCGGGTGCTCATTAAAAGTTGAGAAGAAAGCCTGTATCTAAATATGAATGAATTTTCGCCTATATTGGATTTTGTATTCAGAATTTTCAATATCTCTGAATTTTTTGCTTTTGAGCCCGTAATAATCTCACCCTGTGGAGAGTTGTCTTTCCTAAGCACGACCGGGAGTCTTGCTTGGTTTCCGGCGATTGCGTCAATACATCTGGCAACCCAGGTGACTTTTTGCATTCCTTCTTTATAAACGCGTTCAATATCCCAGGAGTCGGAATAGGCCTTCCCTGCGTAACCGGGGTTATGCGAAATTGGCGCGCCAGGTCCTACGCTCTTTGCGGACTGATTGTTCAGTGATTTATTATTAAAGTTGTTCCAAGCCATTTTTTACTCAAGACCTAGCAATAAACCGAAAATTCCGCATGTAACACCCGCCGCAATGAAACCCAAAGCAGGCGAAACCATGCTCGCCCCTATACTTGTAAATAATATAAATCCTACCATTAAAACGTTGGCGAAGAACGGGCGTGTTAACAATTCTTTTACTACCCCCCATAAAAACTTAATACTCTTTACACTTACAGACTTCGTTTTAGTGATGAAATTATTCATATGCTCACACCGTAGCGCATAAAACATGCCTAATGTGCAATTGCCCTACAGAAAGAAAACCATGACTACCGACTGGATAAAAGTTCTTGAATATTTAGAACCCAAAAAACCTGAATTCTGTCCAGAGGAAGCATCTATCACGCAAAAAGTTTTTTTAAGAACCAACGGTATTGAGGCGTTATTTGGCGGAGCAGCAGGTGGAGGCAAAAGTTCTGCATTGCTGATGTCTGCTCTCCAGTATGTAGATGTGCCCAACTATTCGGCAATTTTGTTCAGACGCACATACGCCGACTTGGCGCTTCCTGGTGCTCTCATGGACAGATTTAAATCATGGATAGAGGGTTCTGACGAAATTCACTGGAACGCAAACAGTTATGTTGCCACCTTCCCTTCTGGTGCGAGAGTCTCTTTTGGGTACTTAAATAACACCAACGACTATCTTCGCTATAAGGGTTCAGAATTTCAGTTCATCGGAATGGATGAAGTTACCGAAATCCGAGAATCCGACTACAGGTACATGTTCTCCCGTCTCCGTCGTCCGAACTCTGGACCACTTTCTCAGGTTCCTCTTCGGATGAGGGCGGCATCAAACCCCGCCCCCAACTGGGTTAGGCAGCGATTTATTGTTGAGGGAATGGAAAAGGGACGCATTTTTGTGCCGTCAAAATTGACAGACAACCCTGGAATTGACGCAGACTCCTACCGACAGGCTCTTCAGGCTCTTGACCCTGTTGAACGGCGAAGACTAGAAGAAGGTGACTGGTGGAGCACCACCCTGGGAACCCTGTTTGAAAGAGAAAATATAATAATAATTGACAACAACGAGGTGCCTACCGTCACATCAGCGGCTAGGGCTGTGCGTTTCTGGGACCTTGCAGCAACTGAACCGTCCCACGTGACCCCCAACCCTGACTGGACAGTCGGAACATTGATGCTTTTTGACGGTGGTGTTGCTTATGTCTTAGATGTCAAGAGAGCCCGCGTCAAAGGAGAGAAGGTGGAGCAACTGGTCGCTCAGACCGCCTACGAGGACGGCAGGGGAGTCGCCATCAGGATGGAGCAGGAGCCTGGCTCTTCAGGCAAGGCCTTGGTGGACCAATATGCCAGATATGTTGTTCCTGGCTTTGATTTTGCAGGAATACGCTCAACTGGGGATAAATTAACCAGGGCTAGACCATTTGCGGCGGCTGTGGCCAACGGAAACGTAAGAGTTGTAAGGGGTACATGGTTGAGCGACTGGATGGATGAACTTTCCTCATTTCCTGAGGCCTGCGACCATGACGACCAAGTTGACTCCGTTGTTGGAGCATTCACACATTTAACCGGCCTCGGGTTGCCACAAAGGAAAATCGTCAGTATCATCGTCTAGGTACCTACTACTAACCCCAGGTACTTACTACTAGACGGAGAGAAAATGATAACTCCAGCAGATTTACGAATCATGCTTATGACCCTTGACAAGTTCCTTAATAGCGAAGACGTCAGCGAGGCAGACCTTGATGTTTGGTCTGAACATCTTGTAATGCTTAACCATGTAAAGAAAGACATTGCCTTAATTTACGATTCGTTTGCAGCCAAGATGGTTGAAAAAATGCAATCTGAAAAGAAGACGGAATTGACCCTCAGCACCGGTGCTGAAATCAAATGCAAGGTTGGTTCTGCCCGTAAGTCATGGGACAGTAAGGGTCTCATGATGCAAGTTTTTGAACGCCTTCAGCAGTCTTCCGTTGATATGGATACTGGCGAAGTTACGTTGTCAACTGAAGAAATTGTCAATAAGATACTTGATTATGTCCAGCCTTCATATTGGCGGGTTGGGGCACTAAACGACTTGGGCATCAACGCAGACCAGTACTGCGAAGTTGGTGAACCAAAAACAAATATCGCTATCTATACAAAAGGTGAAAAATGACAATGGCTACTAAAAAAATTGACTCAACAGAAGAGACTGAGGTTGTAGAAAACATGAACAATGAAGAGATGTGGACACGTCGCCAAGAGGAAATGCGCTTAAAAGCAGTTGCTGAGAGAAACAGTATTCAAGTATCCCTGAATGAAGCATTCCCGAAAGAAGTTGAACGCCAACTCAAAAAAGGCGGAACTTCTCTTACCTACATTCCAGTGAGCGAAGTAATCTCACGACTCAATAAGGTTCTTGGATTTGACGGTTGGTCATACGAAATCATCAAGTGCGAACGAGATGCTCTTGACCCAGAATTTATTGTTGCTCATGTTCGTTTGAATGTTTACGGAACCGACAGGTTCACTAGCGTTACCAAAGATGGTTTTGGTGGTCAAAAGATTAAGCGCACAAAAAACGGCGACATTGTTGACTTGGGTGACGAATTCAAGGGTGCGGTTTCTGATGCACTTAAAAAAGCCGCTCAGGCACTTGGTGTGGGTCTTTATCTTGCTCGCACCGAAGAAGCAATGGAGGCAGTTGATGCAATTCCCGAGCCCACTATTGACCCAGTTATTGAAGAACTGTGGATAAATTTTGTGAGTCTTTCAAAGTCCTTGTCTCCAGAACACAAAACACGACTTGGTGCATTTTGGGAAAAGTACTCAAACGGTCGCCCCAAGCCGACAAAGGCAACTGCCACTCAGGAGGACTTAACTGCCCTCTTGGAGCATTGTCTTGTTCTCTCATTTGACGCAACGGCGCGTGAAGACATTGACAACGTTTAATCCTCCACCTCATCTTTCTCCTTCTTCCATGGGGACATTTGAACAGTGTCCACTCAAATTCAAGTACTCAAAAATTGACTTGATGCAAGAAGACCCTACAGAGGCAACCCTAATGGGTAACTTTGTTCATGATGTTCTTGAGGCTCTCTATCATGTTGAAAGCACTTATAGGACTGAGGACGAAGCGAAACTCTTAGCAGCCCAACTTTGGGAAAACGGCTGGAGCGACAGGGTCAAGCCTTGGGTTCGTGGAGACGAAGCACTGCGAATGTTCAGATGGAAGTCATGGTGGTGTATCCAAAATCTATGGAAGATAGAAGAACCAACACTTCTGTCCCCAATGGGGCTTGAGCACGAACTAAACGGTGAAATCGGCGGAGTTCGCATCAAAGGATTCATTGACAGGTTTGATAAAAACGAGACAGGATTTACTATCTCGGATTACAAAACTGGAAAAACTCCAAAGAAAAACTGGATTAGCGACAAGTTTTTTCAACTACTGATTTATTCTCACCTGCTTGAATCAACTGGTGTCGGCAAAGCAACGAAGGTTGAACTTCTTTACCTAAAAGATGGTGTTCAGTTTAGTCAAGCAGTAACTCAGCAGGACCTTGACAAAGTTGAATCAACTGTTATTGAAACAAAAAAGAAAATAGACGTAAAGTGTGAGACTGGTGAGTTTGAACCGAACAAGTCAATCCTTTGCAATTGGTGCTCATTCAAAAAGGTATGCCCTGCATGGCGGTAATGATTAACGACGACGTATTCGCACGACTTGTATCCGAGGATGTTAAAAATAAACTTTCCTCGGTTCAGAAGCAATTACTTCTCCAGCCTGAAAACTGGGAAAGATGGAAAGAAGGTCTGCTTCTTTTGATTGAAAACCTTGACATTCAGATTGACGGCATTAAAGATGATGCCGATGCTGATGCTGAGAGGTATTTATCAATGGGCAGAAGTGGTGAACGACTCGCTACTGAAGCGGCTCGCGAATATCAACACAGAATAAAAAAAATTGACAGATTCAAGTTTTATGTCAATCGTCGTCTTGATGAAGTCATGACAATGATTGAAACTGGTGAAGCGGTTTCTTCCGACGGTTGGGATAGGGCTTCATTTCTTGAGAACGCAATTATCAAGCATAAAAATCTATTACGTGAATATGACCTTGAAGAAACATCAATTGACAGGGCTTTATGGGCTGCAGTAAATGGCAGTTGGGAGTTTGATGACGTCAATGAGGGAAATTTATAGTTCCTCGTCTCGTACGGTGGTCAGAAATAAACTAGACTCTGTTCGTGCGTCATAGGTCCAAGAAAAAAGAAGCGGAATACAGGCTCCGTAGGCCACTTGTGGAGAAACTTCTCAACGAAAAACCCCTATGTGAAGCATGCCCAATATTTGCCGAATATGACGAACTCGCAACATATGTACGCCGTTCTTCGCAGGACATCCACGAAATAGTGCGTCGCTCACAGGGTGGCTCCATCCTTGATGAAGACAACCTGATGGCAGTGTGCCGACCGTGCCACACCCGTATAGGAAACTATCCACAACTAGCCTTTGACCTTGGTCTGGCTAAAAGGGGTTGGGAGAAATGAGACTGATGGGTCTTGACCTATCGCTCACCTCAACAGGAATATCCATCAATGGCGTAACTAGCGTTGTTCGCCCCAAGACACGAGGTGCGGAGCGTTTGTCTGACGTTACGAAGGAAGTTTTGCATCAGTGCTTGGAAAACGAAATTTCCTGCGTGGTGATTGAGGGATACTCTTTTGCCTCTCGTAGTGGACAGGCTTTCAGTATCGGAGAACTGGGTGGATGTGTTCGGATGACATTGTTTGAATGCAATATCCCAATTATTGAAGTGCCACCCACGTGTCGTGCAAAGTTTGCAACTGGACGGGGAAACGCATCAAAAGGAGAAGTCATATCTGCTATCTCGGCAAAGACTGGAATTATATTTAGTGGCGCTTCCGGCAACGACGAATGCGATGCATGGGTGCTTGAGCAGATGGCTTTGACTAAAGTAGGATTATCCGCATATCAATGGACTAAAGAACAACTTTCCGCTTTTGAAAAGATAGATTGGTCACCGATGCAAAACTTAATGGAGAAAAATGATTTCGCGAAATAACCCTATTAGTCAGATAGATATTGAACACGAGTTGATGCGACTCCTTGAGATGCTGGAACAAGAAACAGAAGCATTTGAATCGCTTGCAGAAGATTCTGCAAAAAAGGAATCCCTCTACAAAGCCAATTGGGCTAAAGAATATCTTTCGGCAAAAGGTTCCATCAAAGAACGCGAAGCATGGGCAGATTACAAACTTGCTGACGAAAACTTTGATTACAAAATTGCTGAGGCTCTACTGAAGTCCAAGCGTGAGAAACTTCTTTCTCTTCGCACTTCCATTGATGCCATGCGAACACTAAATGCTAACGTGAGAGTTCAGGTAGGACAATGAAAAACGACATTTCTGAAGATTTGAAATCACTTGCTGTTGATATAGATTCACTTGTCCCTTTGGAGAAGAATCCTCGTAAGGGAAACATTGAAGCAATCATGGCTTCCTACGAAGAGTTTGGGCAGATGAAGCCAATAGTGGCGCGACCTAACGACAACGGAACATTTACCGTGATTGCGGGAAACCATCAGTTGGAAGCAGCGAGACGTCTTGGTTGGAGCAAAATTGCCGTTGTTAAAATGGAGGTTGAAAACGACGAAGCAATTGCGTTTGCACTAGCAGACAACAGAACAATGGAATTAGGGCATACAGACCCTTCTCTTCTCAACGACATTGTGATTGACCTGTACGAAGAATACCCAGAACTATTTGAGGGGCTTGGTTGGGATGAGTTTGAGGTGGCGGCGATGGAGGAAACTCAAATTGCATCAGAAATTATTTCCCCTATTGCTGATGCATACTTTACTCCTGTAATGCAGAACCCAGCACCCATCGCTCCTCCCAGTACGCCAATCAATATAAATATTGAAGAATCCGAAGATGGCGTTAGGCGAATTGTTGCTGGCAATGATGTAGACCACAACAAGGTTGCTGTCAGTGGTAGCACTCTTGTTTCTCCTGGTTCTTCTCCTCAGGCAGTGGTTCAGTACACGATTGTTTTTGACAACCCAGACCAACAGCGTAGATGGTATGACTTTGTTAGGTATCTACGCAATGACCCGGGTATTTCGGGAACAACAACAGCAGAAAAGTTAATGGATTTTATTGACATGCACACGGAGGTTTGAGGTGAGCACGGATGAATACAAGAGCCGAATTGATGAAGCACATACTGTCATTGGCGTTACGCTTCAAGACGTTATGGAACAACGAGATTCCCTACTTCGTCAAGTAGAAGAATTGCGGGCAGAAGTTTCACGGTTGTCGCAGATTGCGAAATACTAATGACCAAGCAGAGGATGTTCCTAGACATATCATGTGTTGACGCCGCTCGTCAGCGGATTCGTCACGTCTATGACAATTTTGACACCGTATGCGTACAGTTTTCCGGCGGAAAAGACTCAACTGCTGTTTTGTATCTTGCAAAAGAAATCCATGAAGAACGAGGACTGGGTCCAGTCAAAGTAATTTTTAGAGACCAAGAGATGGTCAGCCCCCTTGTCCATGACTATGTAAACAAAGTCAGACAGTACGACTGGGTTGACATGGAGTGGTATTGCCTTCCGTATCCACAAGAAGTATGGGTTCTTGGGGTCAGAGAAAACATTCTTTCTTGGGATTCGTTCAGAAAACGAGAAGGTCGTCTTGTTAGGGAAATGCCCGAATGGGCAATTCACGCCGGACACTTCGGTCTTCCTGGCGACGAAGTTATGCCAGAAGGCATTGATTACTACACAATGCAGGGCAAGACCGGGAGCATTGCGTTTATTACTGGCGTACGAGCAAACGAATCAATGGTTAGATACAGGTCCCTTGTCCAGAAGGTGCACGAAAACTACATAGTTTCTCCCTACAAAATGAAAAAATCAATACCACTAAAGTTTGCTAAAGTTATTTATGACTGGCAAATGGATGATGTTCTAAAATTCATATCAGAAGAACATAATGCCGAATACTGTGAGTACTACGACCTCGCCGCCATGACTGGCTCAAACACCAGGGTTGGCGTTCCTTTGCACGCAGTGGCTATCAGGCGCATCGGTGACCTCGTTATGACGGAGCCAGGCTTCTACGACACCCTTTGGCAAATATGGCCCAATATTGACGCACAGAGGCGTTGGTGGCCCGATTTTGATATTGAGAAGTTTATTCAGAGTTACGCTGTTGACGGTTTTGAAGGTGCAAAACGCTGCATCAATGAAAACATGCTTGATGAGATTGACAAGCGACGCGCTCGTGCATACACGGCAGATTTTAGAAAAAAACATATCAAGGACCCTTACTCCTACCCGATTAACTGGCTTATCAGAAACTTAATTCTCAATGAAATAACTGTTTCTGCAGCAGCACCAGTGGGACCAAAAACAAAAGCGCATACACTTAGGGCGAAAGCAGCAGAGCAGGAGTTAAATAATGAACAATATTGAGATGGTGCCATTTTCGGACTTACAAGTAGCCCCATTTAAGGCAACTTACATACTGCGGCCCGACCTTCTTGCTCTCTCTAGGTCTTTGATGGATTTGGGTTTTATGCTGCCAATAGTTGTGCAGAAAGACACAAATATTGTGATTGACGGGAACGAACGTCTTTTGCTTGCCACAAAAAACAAGCACGTAAAAAGCACCGTTGGGGACAACTGTCCTGTTCTTTATGTTGAATGCGACAGTCTTGATGCTCAATTTATGCACCTTAGGTTGAATCGTTCTCGGGGTAATCTTGTGGCTAAACCAGTATCAAGCATTATTAGAAACTTAGTTAAGTCAAAAAAGTACTGCAAAGAAGATTTTGAAGAAATTTTGCAAATGCGTCATGATGAATTCCATTTAATGCTTGATGGCTCACTGCTTAAACACCGTAAAATTTCTGAACATAACTATTCCCGTGCTTGGGTTCCAGTTGAAGCGGACCCTAAAGCGACAGAAATACAGGTCGCCATTGAGCGCCCACCAAACGCTGATAGGTGATTAATGGTACAATTTGCCGAGCACCCAATTCAAGGAGTTAAGCAATGGACGTACCAAAAACTGGTTTTTTAAGAAGAACTCTCGGAGCAGAACGCGCCGGTCGTGGTCGCCGCTTTGTCCGTTCACTTGTCCAGGCTGGTCGTAGACGATTCGGCAGAGGCGGTGTCGGTGGCGAGCGTCCTGGAGACATCGTACGAGAAGGTGGCCGTGCCATTTTCCGTCGTGGCCGCCCTGGAAGATAGTTAATAAATCCCCAAGGGGGAAACAATGCTAGTTGAAGTACGAGACCTCGTAACATACATGGATATATCTCTGTCCCTTAGGCAGCAGGATGCTGCTGAAATTGTGCTGTCTGGCCTCCAGAGTGAACTGGAGTCATACCTAAGAAGACCAATTGAGGTAGTTGAGTTTGTTGAGGAATACAAAGTCCCTACGACCCACAACGCCATACCGATGTCTTCATTTTTTTACCAAAGCAGTCTTGAGTCTTCTTTTTACACCGCTAACGGTAACGCAAGTCAATCTTCAATGAACTACGCAATGCCTCCCGAAACCATATACCTACGCAATTCTCCCGTTGCTCGTGTGTTGAGTGTTCAAATACAGAACCAGTGGACAACGCCGACATACCTAGGTGAAGCGGTAAGCAGAGAAGCAACTGTTACCTCGGCGGCAAAGGTTGGAACAAAAATAACTTTCACTGCCGCTAATCACAAATTTACAGTCGGTCAGTATGTGACAGTTACAGGAATTACGCCTATTGGTTACAATGTTCTAAATAAAAAAATTACAGAGGTTACTGCAAACACCTTTGTTGTTGTAGTTGAGGCTGGCGCTTTATCCGCCTATGTTTCTGGTGGATTTGCAGAGGCAATTGGTAGCAACTACACGGTAAGAAGATACGGAATAGACATTTTCAACATTGTTGCTGATGACACTGTAACGATTACTTATGAGGCAGGTTTAGATGGGGATTCAATACCAGTATTCAAACTTTTGATTCTCAGGGCAGCAACTAGGGAAATGCAGAACATGCATGACGACGTTGTCGGTATTAAAGATTTGGAGCCAAGAAATGTCGCTCCACTTGAAACAGGATTTACCGACAGAGAACTGATGTCTGTAAAGAAATACAAACGCTCAAGAGTGGCGTAAGATGCGCGTACGGGTTGAAGTAAACACAAATGATGCTCAGGAACTCTTACAAGACGTAAGGGACAGAGTGGAAGAC